AAGTTCTAATTCATCTTCAGTAAAGGCTTCAAGAAACTCAAGCTTAGATAGCTGTACTGGAGCAGGTTTAACTAATTCCTCTACAGGATCTGGTAATGCCCAAGAAGGTTGTGTTGGATTACCATCTACTACATAGATATCTCCAGTATTAGCTTCAGACATAGTATTACCATCCATATCTGTAATGCGTTGGAGATTACCTTTAAATACTTCTTGGTATCCGTTTTGGTCTAACGCTACAAAATGAACTAGTAAATACTTCATTAATACTTACCTCCAATAGCCGTAACTGACCATCCAGCCGCTACGGTAGTTCCTAAGCCTACTAGGATTCTACCGCCAGGAGGGAGAGCAAAGTTCATTGGATAATCAATATCCACTGTACTGGTGGTAGCAATGGCAGTAGTACCAGGTAATGCTACTTCACCGTAGAGTGCAGTAGTATTGATACCGTTGACGGAGTCTCTACTACCAACAGCTGCTGTTTGAGAGAACGAGTTAGTAGTAGCACTGAACCAGGTTATTTCACCACCTGTTGCAGAACCTACGAAAAGCATGTACGAGGCAGCACCAGCTACCGCAGTCCATGTCCAAGCAATAGACCCAGTACTACCTGAGACTACTGTAACTAAGGCAGATTCCAGAGAACTCGTACCAATAGATCCATACTGATCAACTGGTAAAACTTTAGCGTAGTATGGACCCGCAAGTAAAGTACCGCCACTATTAGATGGAGTTCCAGCAGGAGTGATTGCCGACATAGTTCCAGCAATAGAGGCGAGTCTTCCAGTACCAGAGTTGTAATAAATACGGGCTACTGAAGCAGTATTAGTACCTAGAGCTTTAAATCGAAGCCTCTGAATGTACCCGCCGTTGGTAGCATCTGCTGTGAAGACAATAGCGTTATTGATGTTCTGACCAGTGTAGTCAGTAGTGGCCTGTGTAGTTAGAACCGCACCACCCTGAACATCACCGACTCTTGAAAAAATAGGATCCGAATTTCCTGACATTTGTTATTCTCCTGATATTTATTAGTTATTAAGGCAGTAGTAAATTGGTTCTACCTGCTATTTGCATTCCCATACTTGCATTGTCTAAAAACTCTGCCGATGCTGTAACGAAAACATCTTTTGATCCTGCCCCAAAAACAATAAAGTCTTCAGTGCTACTGGATAAAAGGGTATCTCTATATAAGGTAGAAGACGTAACTAAGTATCCCTTACCGACTTCCCAATTAGTACCGTCAGTAATGCAGTAATGAGTCATCTCACCCAACTTAAGACAACTAGCAAAAGTACGATAGCCAGTTTTTGCACCGGCTAGGGTAATAGTTGAGTTTCCCGTGGTTGTAGTAGTTTCTTGAACTCGGTCTTTTAAATGAGGCATAGTTTATCTGTATCCAATACTTAATTACCAGATTGAGATTAAGTCTATACGAGAAGATCTAATCGTATTACAGTAGAAGTAGTCTCTTCCACCACTTCCTCATATTCTTCGGTGTCATCGATTTCTTGAAGCCACTGATTGACTAGTTCAACTAAAGTTTTTTCCATACCTACTCATCGGAAAGCTAAAGGTTAACTTTAATAAAAAATAGCCCCGAAGGGCTATTTTCTAAATAACTGGAAAGGTTACTTCTTTGCAGCGTCAACCTTAGGAGCAGCGGGAGTTACAACAACTTCCTTCTTAGCCTTCTTGGACTTCTTCTTACCCTTGGGAGTATCGACCTTCTTCTCAGCCTTGGGAGCGAGAGGAGCAGAGGACCTATGAGGACCTTCTTGAGCAAAAGCAACGGTGCTTAGTGAGAGTAGTAGAGCGAGTAGTACATTCTTCATATAATTCCCCTTTGGAATGAGCTAGCAAATCAAAGGACTCCCCAACTATAGGAGGAGTCCTTTTAAATATTAATTAGGTTAAATGCTTATGGTAAGAGCCGTTACGCTGATGGGTCCGCCTAGAACAATTGATACCGTATTGAGGTTAAGATCAGCACCCGAAGTACCGACAGTGCCCTGAGCGTAGGTAGTAGTACCAGCACTATTAAGAATTCTATAAAAGGCAGCAGTACCTGTAGCGTCAGCAGCGGAGTCCTGGGTAATAGCATTGGCGGTTAGAGTACCAGTTGCGGCTGCGGGAAAGGGAGTAGCTGAGAAGGTTAAGGTACCTAAAAGAACCTGAGAACCTAGAGCAGCGTTAGCATTAGCAGGAACGCCACCAGTTGCGTCATATATTCTAAGTAAAGGACTCGCTCCAATAGCTGTAGTAATTGTATTTAAGGCTGAATTTTTCACTGCATCAATGAGGGTGAAGGCCATTTTTATTTCTCCTGTGTTAGAATGTTATGAATTACCTATATATTTAATTACTTGTCTTTTTTAATTCCTTTATTCCACGGAACTCGTCCAATTTGAGCCAAACTTATGTTTTTCCTGTGCTCTTCGGATTTGGGCTTTCTCATTTTTTCAGTATTATTTTTTGGTTTTCTTAGTTTCTCTTTATCTTCTTCTGAGGTAGCAATACCCCTATTCCAGGCTGACCTACCCTTGTTAGCTTCAGACACCTTCTGTTTTGCTTCGTCACTATGCTTGCGTCCTATTTGATACGGGCGAGGACCTTGATGAGAGAGAGACATATTTAGTTTGGTTTCATCAGATCGTTTCTGACCTTTGTTACTCTCAGAAATTCTTTGTTTCTCTTCTTCGGTTCGTGGTCGCAGAATACATCCGGTTTTACTAGCCGAAATCCTTGCCTTTGTTTCAGCTGTACATGGGACTCCTTTATTGGGAGGAGTCTTACCAGTTTGAGCCAAGGATAGCTTTCTTTTAGTTTCTTCAGATACTATTTTATTTAAAGAACCACCACACTCATTATTATATCCATACTGTCTTTCACTTGCCCTATACGACCGAATAAGTCTAATTTCATACAAGTCTAAATCACTTATTGAACAATATAGTAAGGGAGTAAATGTAAACTGTTCCGCATGTAAATTATAAGATAGTTGTAAATGACTATTAAAATGTGTATTACTAAATAACTCTCGCTTATGTTTGGATAGGCGCTTATTTATATTAGTAGATTGACCAATATATACCTTATTGTTCAAGGTATTGGTTATAATATAAATTCCACTTTTAAAAGCCACGTGCATATCCTATGAGATCATATGTGTTTGATGTTAAATCGTAGAAAAACATCAATCTATCTGTTTTTCCTAGAGCAGTAGTTAACAATGGAACACTGAAAATATCTGTTCCAAGTCTAACATTCGTAAAAGTTACAGTATGAGGAACTATATCTGCTTGCACTAGAGCTAAAACTAACTGTTGTCCATCCTTAGTACCACCCGAGAATGTAATATTAGTATCGGCTAAAAGATTAATTTTCTTATAGTCAGCATCAAAAATAACGGTAGTATTAACAGTGGATGCATCAGAAGCAACAGAATCTTTTAATGAACGGATAGACACAGAAACTTGTTCGTTTCCGGCACCATCGGGTAATAGTTTTAGAAGAGTCTGGGCCATTATGTATCCTATAACTTAACTGGAGTTTTTGGATCCAGAATGAAAGAGTTAGTTCCTGCCATTGCTTTACCTACAACTAGAATATACACATCTCCTGCTACACTTGTTGGAATAGTACTAGTCAAAGTACCATCCTGACCTAAATATAACCAGCCATCTGTGGTCTGAAGAATACCTAAATCGTATTCAGTGTTGACTTTTCTACCTGCAGTAATGACATCAAGAGCATTACCTCCAGTTAGAACTACTCCGTCTACATTAGGAGTAGTAGAGTCTATTGATTTTACCTTATATGCTTTCTGATTGATAATTCTAAATACCGTACCTGGAATCATCGGCTCAGAAAGGGCAATACTGAAGGTATCTTTAGCAATTCTCTGATTGATACTGGATAGTGCTTCTTGTAATGTATCTCCAGGTGCTGCAATACCTGTCAATGCTTGATCTACGATAATCTGTTCTGGATTATAGTCACCAACTGCTCCAGTAACTATTCCCTGTCTACCAAATACGCTTGCTACACCCATAGTATCTCCACCTGTCCAAACTGAATCTGCCCATTTCTTAGCCATGAGCGGCCCTGCAGAACTTCCGTATTCTCCGTCCACATTGAAACTTGTAGTGAATACGTAGGACATTGAAGTTGGTGGCTGAGTTAACCACCCTTCTACAGTAATGTTTAAAGTTCCTCTTACTACTCGTCTATCGGTTCCAGGTACTATGTTAGAAGCATCACTATAAGAGGTGAGGTTCATTCTAGCATATGGAATATACGTAGATTTCTGAGTCTCATCATCATAGGAATATAAGTCCATGAGGTGTGAGTAAGGGTTAAAATCTAGTTGAAATGCCGTGATTATCTGGTTAAAAGACTCTCTAGTTTCAGTCCATACATCCACTTGAAAGTTGTAATTCATTGGCTTAGGAGCAGTTGTAACTAAAGTCTTTGACGGATCATTCTTGTCAGGCTTATACCAGTATCGTACGCAAGGATCTACTGCTCTCTTATTGTCATACTCTATTCCCTTTAGCACATAAGAGATCACAGGTAGGACTATTCTATCTTTAATTGATGCCTCTTCTGCAACTCCATTAGCACCTAGATTGTCAGAGAATACTAGGTTTGGAGCAGCATAGCGAATAGGGAATTCAATGGCCATATTTTTTATTACGTCAATATAATGATTTTTAGTCTTAAGATACTCACCAAACTTATTAACTAAGTGACGAATATCACCTACATAGGAACTCTCTACTGTATTCTGATATTGATACAGCATGCTTTCTCGATCTATAGTAGTTCGAGTAAACTGGTTAACTACTGGAGGTAGTTTATTTCCCTGTCGATCTAAAATAATAGCCATTAATAGTTACTCGTTGTAGGGTTAAAGGTAGATAGTCCAGACGATTTTGAGTGAGAGACTTGAGCTCTTTGTAATGGTAGCAAAACGCTTGATTGCGAAAGCTGTATCATCATTCAGCATTAATCCTAATTCGTTAATGCCCTTCTCATTATAAGAAGTCTCTGGAATAATCAAAGTAAAGGCTAACTTAGGTTTTGCGGAAGAGTCAATAGTGAACGTCTTAGTATCTAGTACCCCAGGAACTAATCGTACTTTTACATCCGTCTCAGTAGGATCAACAGCATAAGGTAGGGTAGGATTATTAGCAGGAGTTCCACCAGATCCCAGAATAATAGTGTCAATTCTCTGTCCTACGGCATTGAGTAGGAGGTTAGCTAACTTTTCTCTTCCATTAAGAACGATTAAGTTTTTGTCATCTACGAAAGTAGTCTGCTCGCCAGTAGTTGAATCTACACCAGTAATAAGAACATCGCCACGAAGATTTAGATTGTCCTGAATTTGCATAATATACATGCCTCTTGAAATTAATTCGCTTTAAACAAAAACGGACCCGATAAAGAGTCCGTCTAAGGAAGTATTAAGTACTACAAAAATCTCAGTCCTAGAGAATTATCCATCCCAACAACACTAAGCCCTTCTGGATCTAATTCTAAGGGAAGAATCTTGTGGACTGAAGGTTTTCCAACTGGCTTTACTGTACCTATTGGGCCATCTCGAATAACTTCGGCTCTTTGTTGAGTAGTTGGAAGAACTCTAACGTTAGGCATCATATCCTGTTGAGCGTCAGCAACCGCTCTTTGAATATCATTAGTTAGGTCAAGAGGAGGAAGACTGGCGAATATATCATATTCAGCATCTTCATCTGATTCTTCTTCATTCTCTTCTTCGTCTTCCTTCTTTTTCTTTTTTGTCTTCTTCTTTGGCTTCTCTTCCTCTTCTTCGTCCTCATCGTCTTCAGGGTCTTCATCAGACTCTGGAGTAATGACTTCTACTTCAATCTTGACTACGGGAGCGGGGGTAGCTGGCTTATCCATAGTATCAATAGGTGCTAATACATCGCTATCTTCAAATAAGAACGGATCCATAAAATCGTAGGCTTCAGCTACTTGTTGAACCTGGGCCTGAATTGGTTGAGCGGCTCCAGGTTTGGATGGAGCGAAGAAAGAAAACTTAGTAGGATCTATAGCAGAGGAGAAATAATACTTACCGTCAGCACCCTTCTTAATAATTACATCAGTGGGAGCAGCATTTGGAAGTTTGTCAAAATCTTCTTGACTCATCATTCCAGGCATTAGGGTAGGAGAGGCAGCAGGAGTCCCTTGTTTTAGAGTCTCCTGTGCCTGGGCTACCTTGGCTTGATTAGCTTGCTTTACTTTTCCATTAGGATCTGAAGGGCCAGGGCCAGTAGTCATAGAAGGAGTAGAAAACTCTTCTAATACAGCCTGGAGCATAGCCTTAGCAGTAGTTTGTACTGACTCTGAGTTAAGATAAGTGGAAGCGAAGTTTCTCTTTGCCGGACGCATTAATTAAACCTTCTTGGATTTAGTCTTTCCAACTACTGGAGCGACTTCTTCTACAACCTCAACTGCGGGTACCACTTCCTCAACTACTGGAGCAACAGGAGCAGCTGACTGAGCAGCGAAAGCTTCTTTTGCGGCGACAGTACGGGCAAGGGCGGCCTTCTGCTCTTCAGCTTGACGAAGAATCATATGAGTGATATCTTGACCATCACCGTTAAGACGGGCAAGGATATGAGGCATATACATGTCTAGGGTAGCCTCATTTAGCTCGATACGGGCACCTGGTGAAAGAGGAATGTGCGAGACATCAGTACGAGACTCGTTAACAACTGCGATTAGTTGGGGCTGGTTAGTGATATTCTTATAAACGTAACTCATTAAATATAACTCCTTATTTTACTTTATGATTAGTGCCACACATTTGGCAAGTGATTAATTTAGGAGATCTCTTTGATCCCATAGTGTCGTAACTAGTATGGATCAGGTCACATCCCTTGCATGACTTCTCGCCAAGACCGTAAGAGGCGAACTGTCCTTTGAGGCGCTTCATAGGGACTCGTTTAACTACTTCAACTCCATCCTTATCCTTCATGGGTGAAACGAAGGTGCCGCCAGACATATTCGAGGTAGTAGTTCCACTAACCTCTTCGTTTAATAAAGTTTCAATTTTCATGTTATTTCCTATCGTTTAAAGGGAGTACAGTGCTGTTTAGAATTGAGGGGTTAATAGTCACATCAGAACGTCTAGAAACTGGAGTCACGCCAGGAACTACTTTAGGTAGTTGGGCGGGAGGATTACTATTCACAAAAGTAGCAGTACCAGAAGCCTGATTTCTAGCTATGTTTCTATTTTGAACGGGGTTATTAGAATAAATAGGATCGAATACCCTCTTAGTCTTACCACCAACTGCCGTAAGGAAGTTTCTATGGTTCCTAACTAAAATATCCTTGAACATAAGATACTTAATATCTTGTTCTGGATCCTTATCAGCCATCTCTTGGAAGTGATCGATATAATGTAAAAATTCAGAGTCGTATTTCTGGATAGTGCCTGAAGCATCACCAATAGGAACATGCTGAGTCTGTTGGGGCATTATACTAAAAGAAAATACAGAGGCATTGTGAAGAAACTCATAAGCCGAGTCAAAGGCGCTCCACTCACGTTCAGCAGCAGTAGCCATTGGACGAAGTCTAGCCTCGTCTAAAAATTCTTCTTTGATAAACTCAAACAACTCTAATGATGTACGTGACATAAACTTCCTGTATATTTAATTAATGATTAGTTTAGCGATACTTATAAGTGATATGAATTTGATCACCGTACTTTAAACTATCTGAAGCGTGTTGTAGCAATTGAATTCTGTATGAAACAGTATCTGGGATGGCTCTAAACTTCCAATCAGTTCCGTATACTAGAACTACTGTAATAGGTCCTGGAGTAGATACCACGGAGACTGTAACATTGGGAACGGCAGTGTCTACATGGATTAATGGTTCTGGTGGTAGAGTATTTGTTGAGTTAGTAGTAGTTTCAGACCAGCCACAATAGGTTGCTCCATCTGACCATTCAATTACTGGAGAGTGAGTAAAGGGGACAACTTTCAGGTAGTTACGATTAATAGAAGTGATATTAGTTGACTCAGAAGATACCGTAGTTAATCCAGTCTGTACAACCAGTCTAGGATCATCGTGTACTGCGGCACCTAGAGTTTCATACTCAAGACTAAATACATCGCCTTCTTCGATAGCTAATGAAGGATCTACATTTAGAGTCATTGGATTGTCTGTTATAAACCAGTTGTTTCCTGCTGATAGTTCAATACCGTTATGTAGAAATCTAATATTGGATCGTACTAAGGAATAAGATACATCGGGAGCAAGACCAATATTTACAGTATCTCCAGTATTCAGTTCTCTCCATACGATATAGGTGTTATAGTCAAGAGCTATACTTCTACTGACATGAATATCAGTCCAAGATAGCGAAAGATTCTGCTTCACTAGACCGCTAATATCAATATCTACGTTGTCAAATAAAGTGTTTAATAACACGCCAGAGGTTGGAGATACATCAAATCTAATATTACCAGCGTACATAGAGAATGAAGGAGTGGTACTAGTTTCAGAAGCATAATACTTACTTGCGTGAAGCGAGTCAAAAGGAGTGTCATATGAAGAAATGTTTAAAGTGCTTGTAGGATAGTTAATAACTCCAGTTTCTGACACAGTTGCTTTAGTTGTGTCAGCTACGTAGATAAATTCATTGGTAGTTGGAGTGGTACTAACTGGGATTCCCTCTACTGAGAAGTACTCTGAAGTAACATCAGTGTTGGAGGAAGTAACATAAGAATAGTTGCCTAAATGAGGATATCTTGAGATACTAGAGGTAGCATAATCTTTTAACATAGAACTTCGGTTAAAGGATGTTAAATCACTTCTAAAAGGCTGTACAGAGGCCCTGGAGGCACCTATATAAGGTCTTGAAGATTTTAATGCACTTCCTCTAGTCCACCTAGAAATTCGGCTAGGATCGTTGTTTCTAGTGATTAAAAAGTATTCTTTCTGGTGAGTTGGAACATTACTAACAAAAGTCTTCCACTTGTCAGAAGATCTATTAGCTATCTGGGTTTCGGAACTCATATCAATAGCTGAATATGCTACAGTATCTGCTACCGTAGTGTAGGTATCAATATTGTAATAGTTAGCAAAAAAGTCTGTCATCAGTGGAGTAGACCCAACAAACGAAGCCGGAGAAGGTTTAAATATAGTCCACAGAGATTCGTTTCTAGGCTCCCTACTATTTATCTGTAACACAGGTACTGAACTTCTTTCTTCTTCGAATAATGTCTTTCTGGTAAATAGAGTAGGTAGTTGTGAGTTGAAGCCTCTAGCGTACTGGTAAGCCTCATCAATCATTCCAGTTGCTGAATCTACCTCATATAGATGTTCTACACTCTGAGTACTGCGTAAGGTATCTATTGCAGTAGTATCAGCAAACTCAAATCGGTTAAACTTTTTATGCTTTCTCTTTGATGAGATACCAGTTCCACGATTGATTGTAGCAGTATCAACGTTAAAGGATTCTGTAGTTGATTCCTTCTCAGCATAGAGCGCATGAATCTTAAGTAGAGGGAAGTAGAAATAATCGGGATTGGAAGTTGACGGATAGAAGTACTGTTCTAGTTTAGTAACTATAGAATACATATTAAATACGATAGCACCACGTCTGGAATCAATTTTATAATCTGATTCCTGTAGAATTATATGATGTCCCTCATATGAAGCAACTAATAAAGTACCCTGATTGTATAGTTCCTGTAATACTAGCTCGTCCGTATTTAAAACAATTCCAGTACTCAATTTGGTAACAGTGGGTAATACTCTTCTAAATTTAAAGAGTCCATCAAGTGACCAAGCATCGCCGGATATGTAATTTTGAACTGACTGCAACACTGTAGAACTATTACTAACAATGTAGTTTATAGTGACGGTATCCTGTAAAAATCCCGAGTCTGCCGAGGGAACTAAAGATACGATAGATGAGGCACCCAAAGAAACTGGGATAAAGTTGTGCAGATGAGTTATGTTAGGAGCGTTAGCAAATTTAGAAACAAAAGAGTAGTTAATAGAAGTAAAGTCGGTGGGTAAATAAGAATATGTAAAAGTATCAGTAAAGGAAGTCAGCCCATAACCAGAAGACATTGGGGTTATTACGTTACCGGACAGTACCGGAGGTGTTGAATAAGGCAGGATAGAAGACATCTCAGGGGCTCTGTGGCCAACTGGGGTATCCAAAGTGATGGGAATAAAGTCAGTATGGAAATTCCAGATATGATTGGGTTGATCAACTATATAGGCCCTATTATATCCTTTCAAGGACATTCCAATAGATTCTAAGTAGGAAGCATCAGTAACATAGTCAGACGTTAATATATTGGTAAAGTCTAAAAGAGAATACTTTACTAAAACATTTCCTTTATTTATAGACGTATTTTGTTCCGATGTTGATGTATCTGAGATACTAGAAGAGGAAGTAGACTTGTAGGAAACTCGTTCAGTACTTCCAGAAACTCCTACGGTTCCATAAACACTCAGAGTTTCTCTAAATAACACAGCATCTCCGGGTAAACTACCATCACCAGATGGAGTAGAAGCGTTACCAAAAAGATAGTCAGTAAGACTGTATAGCACAACTAAGTTATTAATATAGACATGGAAGGGTTTAAACTGTAAAAGAAGAGCTAGAGCGTCAGTAGCAGTAGCATCGGTAGATACTCCGTTACTTGCTACGTAGTCTAAATCCCTATCCTTTTTAAGTACTAGATTAATTCGTGGAAGTTTAGCTAGTCTGGCTAAGGATGCTGCGCCTGTCTTAGGGTCATATCCAACTGTGGTGGACATTGGAACAAATCGGGTAGAGGCTCTTCTAAGTTTTTTAGGATGGAGAAGTTCACCTAATGAAGTAATCTCTGAAGTACCCTCGTTGAAGGCAGGAAATAAATCAGAAAAGGCATCATTAAATAGATGCTTTTCAGTGTCTATTGAAGTCTTTCTAAACCAAGGCTTAACCTTTATACTCACTGGAAAGGTGTTGAACAACTTTTCTTTAGGTACTATATTTCCAGTATAATCCCGATACAGTTCAGTCATGAAAACTGAATAGCCGATAAGCTTTTCAGCGATAACAATAGACTTTTCTGTTCCCTTAATCTTATAAAGTAGAGGGGCATGCTTAATCTGTTGTCTCCATGAATCGGGATCAGATCCTACTAGTTTCCAACCAACTAAAGAGGAAAGAAAGGCCAGATACTCTTGAGGACACTTATCTGGATCAAAGAGCTCATCCATAGCGTATATCTTCAAGTAGAAATAGTAATACATCTGCTGAGCCATAGTCAGCGTCAGTATCTGTAAGGGTCTACCTACTTCAGGATCAGCATTTCTAAATACTTCCGGTATTTTGTACCAGATAGACTTAAAAAATGTATCGAAAGAAACAGGCTGTTGTCTCATTAGAATATACGGGCCGATCCACAGAAGAAGATTGTTTGGGGTCCTATCTTTTTAGCGATAGCCTGTCCACCCGCTAAACACAAGACTAAAGCATCGAGAGTTTTTGTAGTAACTGAACCAGGTGTAGTACTAGCTAAAGATACTTTTTCTTGATTTGGGGTGATTGCAAAGTTACCAATTGAGGCGGCTGAGGGAAAGGTAAAATTGGGGCAGAACGTGCATACCCAGTAGAATCCATCGTCCGTTACTGAAGTTACTACAATTCCTACTCTCTCAGTAGTGCTTACAGGATTAGCTAATATAGTCTCGGAGTCAGTTATTGTAACAAACTCATAGATATCGAAAGTAGTACCAGAGACACCGGGAGCATGCTTTGTGACATACCCACCGAGACTTAGAATCTTATTGAGCTCTTCGGCATAGTCATAGGCATTCTTGGGAGCTCTATTCAGATTATTGAAATAAGGACTCTCGTTTCGTAGCAGGGGCGAGAATCCTGGAGAATCCACTCTCTGTGTGGCGTTATTATGTGAAGTTAATGGCATTAGTTAGTCCTAAGGGAAAAATCTAAGTAGGGCAATAGAAGCGGATCCATGTGTACACCATTCAGCAAGAACTGCAAGTTGGTCACCGGGATGTAGCACAACAGAGCATGAAGCAGAAGTGGCCGCAGCCCATGAGGGGTTGCCTGCGCTAGAATCTAACATAATCTCGTTACGGGTAATTTCATCGTATTGACCACTGGAAGCACGTTTGACTACTATAGCAAGGGCATCATGGAATACACCAGCGGGTGAATTAATGTCAGGACCTACACTTGTTCTACTGTCACTACCAGAAACCGAGAAAAGTGCGGATTTTGTTCCAACGTAGGTTAATCCAGAAGCTGAAGACATTCCTTCGAAGAGCAATAAGAAACTGGGACTTAAATCTATAGCTGATCCCTGAGTGAGACATCTCCATCCGCTATAAGTAGTACCCCACGTAGTTAGAGTAGTCGGAATAACGTGAGTTCCCCAAATACCGTAAGTGGGTGCTGCACCAAGAATAGCGTCTATAGCACTAGACACAGCTGAAGGAAGATAATCCTTTGTTACTACAGTATTTCCAGTGTCACCATTTATAGTACTTCCAGAAATTAGTTTAACCTGATCCTCAGCTGCATTTTTTATTCCAAAGTGTACAATAGCATTAGGAACTCTAATAATTCCGGTAGTAGCAGAAAGGATATCTCTTGTCTGAATCTGCAATTCTGCGGTGGCCTCGATAGTAATACCGCCGTCACCCATACCGGAAGCAGTTTCTCTGAACAACTTACGAGAAGTAATAGCCTGATTAACAGTAGTCTTATCTACATAGCCAGTCAGAGAACCCGAAGTTATATCGGCAATTCTAGTCTCTACATGCTGCCAAGTAGTGAAAGCGTGAGGACTATATCCGGTAGTCAGAGCGTCTAAGGGAGTTTTACCATAGACTATCTGATAATTGGAGTTCCCATCAGTGAATTCAATATGTTGTGTACTTTGAATTTCACTCTTAGTTAGAGTAGTGAATCCTAATACAACATTTGGAGTTGCTGAGGTAGTAGTGTCAAAGATTAATGGGCCTGTAACTGGAGCAGAAGAAGTAGTTCCAGTAATGGAAATCTTCTTCATCGCAGCGTCTGAAATAGTCTTTACTAAAGTGTCTACATAGATCTTATTAGTAATTTCGAAGTCTAATAAAGGAGTATTAGGACAGAAAACACCGTTATTAGAACCGAGGAAAATATAACCATCAGATATTAGATATAAGGCAGCAGATCCCAATGAAGTATTAGTACTATTCTGCTTACTATATAAAATTAACGAGTTACAGGCATCGAAGTCAGTTGGTGCGGCAAGAGCATTAAAACTGAAAGGAGTAACTGGGGCTAGACCTGAATCTCTCACCATTCCCAAGAAGCCGCCTCCCAATGCCGAAGAGGTTGAAGAGGGATGGAAAGAACCAAAAGAGATACCTGGGTGATCGGTAGTATTCAAATGGGTTATAATATTTGGATCGAGCAAAAAGACGGGGTCTAAAGTAGAAGGTCTAGTTAAAGTAGAAGATATAGTAGTTGCTATAGGTAACTGCAGCAGAGAGGCGGTACCATCAGATTTATCGCTCAATACTAAAGAAGTTCCCAATGTCTGCACAGTCTCTCCGAGAGAGGCAGAATATGACGAACCATGTATTAAATAAGACGAAGAAAAGTCGAGCAGAGAACTAAGATTAACACCCGAAGTTAATGAAGAACCCCCAGTGATAGTAGGAGTTACAGTGATAGTAGCAAAGTGAACATCATTAAGAAAGGAACCAGTAGATCCTCCAGGGAGCGGATTTCCTGATGCTGGGTCAATCTGGAGAGGAACATATGAAAAATAAACTGGTGACTTTGTAGCTGCAGTGACCGTACCCGTACCAGCAACAGCGTTCAGATAGGAAGTGTGGGAAGAACTATAAGCGTTGGTACTACTAGACAATATCATACTGGAGAAAGCAGTATGGGAATCTTGAGTATCTATAAGTCGGGTAACAAGACCAGTAGTGGAATCATTTCTATTCTTAGCTAGAAATCTATTATCCCCAAGAGTATTTACTTGGTTTCCGCCGAAGGAAAAAGTAGACTGGGTTAAGATCTTACCTATTACAATTTGCTGATAGTTAGAACTTCCATAGTAGAGATCGAAGAAAATCTCATCTACTAAAGAGCCGCTGGGGCCTACTTTCAATGCCTTCCCAATAGCCTCATTTAAAAATACGTTGAGTCCAGAAGGTAATGAGATACTGGAAGAGAAGGAGATGCACTTGTATAATGAGTGCCCTAGAGACTCTATGACTAAATAGAGTGGAAGAGAGGCATAATTTATAGTCAGTGCGGAAAGTGAAATGTCTATGGGAATGAGTTGATTAGACTTACTTACAGCTACACAGGTAAATGGAGTAAATCCGCCAGGTGGTTCAACATCTACTGAAGCGTAGAGTTCCTGGTAAAAGCCCAAAGCCTGAATAGCGTCATTAATAAATCCGATATTAGCGGAAATATCTCTTAGCGGCCTATTGTCAACAGAAGCCGTGTAAATATCAGTTACATCGTAATATCTAACAGGGCTTAAAGAAACTTTACTCATAGATAAATTTTTCCTTCTACATCTTGATCTACAAATTAATTACCAAGTCTACTCTATCAATTCTTCTCCCTGTCCTTTTTACGGGCCTCCTCAATTTTCTCCATTTTAGCTTGCCACATAGTAAATTCAACCGGAGTAATGAGATCGGTATAAGAAACGTCCAATTTTATGCTGAAACGCATCATTAGTTGCAGGTCAGTTATATATGAGTAAGACAAGAAGTTAGTGATGAAGTAGTATTGAATATCATCATACATGTCTAGCAATTCTGTAGTTATGGGGTAGTCTACTCCCAAGTAATTAAAGAAAAAATGCGTCAGTGAACGGAATGTCATACTTGTTGGTTTCCCCACAATGCGGACATACTGATTCAGCTTGACCCTTTACTCCAAAAACTACATCATCGAATGCCGTAGTAACTAGCTGGGAATCTTCAGTTGAGAAGATGTCTAGTAGTTGTTCCTTAGGCACTGGTACTGGTAGACCTGTAACAGATCCGATATACGCCTTCAAATACTCAGTTAGAGGAAAAACAGAGTTAGGTCTTTTTTCCTTGGAGGCCATCTCAGTTTGAATACGCATAGTATTTTCAACGTTGATAATATCGTTTCTAGTGAGTCTCTTAACTTCTACGTTCACATTGAGATTATGCTCCTTAGTAAAGCGTGGAAGGTTGACTGTCTTACTCTTTTCAATAAGACCCTCGGCCCTATCTACAACAGCGCACTCAGTGATATCATAATCAAAAGAATATTGGTTTCTGCATGACATATTATTGCATCTAATGGTAGCAGTAGATTGACCACCGTTACTATAGAGTCTAATCATATAAACAAGATAATTGTAATCTTCTACCAGTAACTTAGAGATATCTATACTCTCTTTAATACAGGCAGATAAGGTTCCGTCAAAACTCTTCTTGTTTAGCTTTCCATTGGCAGTAATGAACTTCAACTCTTTAATGGTCAGCCCTCTAACATGAACGGTTGCAGGTACTTCAGCGTCATAAAAACCGTTAGAAGGGAGAGTAATTTCCTGAAAAGGAGGCAAAAGCGAAGCTAAGTTAAACGCTGCCGCTGGTACTTGAGACATATAAAATTCCTAGGTGTTTCTATAATTATTAATTATTAAGCAGTTAACTCTGATGGGAAGGCATTATAGAGAGCCAATGCTGCGGCACCTACTAGAGTTATTCGTTTTCTTGACGTTTCATATCCACCAGTACCGTAATAGATGAAGTCTAGTACTACTATACGTCCAGTTTCACCGCCGTCATTACTTCCACCAGTAGCGAAGGGATCGAATACAGTTACGATTACTGAAGGACTTGTGGTAATAACTGATCCTGAAGCCTGAGGATACTGATAGTAACGACTAATCGAGAACTTCTTTAAGTTAGCTGCATTAGTGTCAGAAATTTCGAAATTATCTACGCCAGAGACAGGGAAGGTAGAAGGATATGCAATACTAGACCAAAGGTTAGGAGTATTTGTAGTGGTAGTTAATGAAGAGATTACATTTACTGAAACATCTTCTACTGGGGTAGTATCATTTACAAGAAGCTGAGTATACGTTTCTCTTAACACCCAAGTAACTGAGTTATAGTTAGTAGTATCTACAGTTACATTATCAATAGTAACTTCACCAGTGGATGAAGATAAGGTTATATTCAATGGATTTCTATTACCAGAAAGTAGAGGTGCTCTCATTACGCTCTTTGAAAACTGGATAGGTAGAGCGTCTAATGAAGCAAAGAGATTGAAATTCTGCTTTCTAGTAAAACCATAGTTGTGTAGTAAGTTCTCTTTGGCAGAAGGATCAGCCGCTGAGGAAGTACTTGCAACTCTATTGATAGTGATATAAGGAGACTTAAGAACTGTACCAAGAACTAGGTCAGAGACCGTAATAGTGCCAGCACCGACAGCTGAAATAACGCCAGTCGAGGGAGTAATCTTTAGAACCATGTCAGCCGTTGCACCTGAAATAAGGCCCTGTAATCCAATTACTTCAAGGTCGAGTAGAGAAGAGCGCCAGATGACTTTGTTTAGACCACCCTGCGTTGACCCTACAACTAAGCCATAAATACCAGTCTTTACTGTGCTTGTAGCATAAGCGATATTGCCATTTTCCTGGAGTTCAACAGCCTTACCGGCGGCAATAAGAGCACCTGAAAGGGAGGAATGCTCGCCATATCCGATGCCTATTAGGGAAGCTGCAGTGGCCTTGATATTGTCCGATAACTGCTGGATTGGGCGGTTATCAGTCAAATAGTCATAAGAATCAGCAGCAGTATAAAATAGTACATCTGATAAAGTTGGAATTGACGAAGATGACATGAAATATACCCTTTAAATGAAAACTCTCGCTACAACTTAATTAACGAGAGTTTTCACGACATGTATTAATTCGGTTAACTGGCAATGACTGTCAGTGTTCCAGTGGCACTCTTAACATAGAAAGAATTAGTTGGATCCATTCCAAGATCTAGTTCAACATAGGGAGTGGTTGCCGAAGCAATAGGAATATCAATAACGCTCCAAGTGGGAGGAGCAGTTTCAGAGGCTGTAGTATCCCAGCCAGAGAATGAAATCTGAACTATGCCCGTAGTAGCGGAGAATCGAAGTTTAGAGTATTGAGTGGTACCAGGTCCGATAGTCCAAAGAACCCAAGAGGCAGTTCCAGCACCATTTCTATATGCTGGAGCACCTGGATCTGTAACAGTTCCAAGGTCTACAAGGAAAGGGTTTTCTCTAAGAACCTGAATTTTAGTACTCTCTGGAACGGAGCACTTCTCACCAGGAGCTAAAGGAAATGCATTACCCTGGTTAAAGGTGTCGATCCATACAGTAACGGAAGTAGAAGTATTTTGAATTTTATATTTCATTTATGCGTCCTATATAAGTTAATTAAGAAATTACGCTGTATTTATGAACCCATCATTACCGTGGGATTGTCTTCTATGTTTTCTTGAAGACTGTTGGTTCTTTCTGCTTCTTTGGCTTTTATTCCCGCCACTTGAGATTTAACAGCATTCTCGTCAACTTTTCCTCCCCATTGCTTGATTGCTGCAGTAGCTTCCATCATTGCGGTAGTTAGATCCTTAGTATTATCCGCTAGATTTTTCTGAACTTTAAGTAATGCTTCTTCTTTCTCTTCCAGTTTAATTTTCTCAAGTCCGGCCAGAGTGAGATTTCCATCCCTACCCATTACCATATCAGTATCTTTTAGATTGCTATATTTCTTTTGATCTTTGTCAGTACTCTTAAGCAGTTCAGAAATACTTCCAGATAATCCAGCTATACTTTGCCTTCTCTCATTTGCGGTTTCCTGTTTTTTCTCTTCCTCGGGAACAGCACCCATCATACCTGCGAAAAGACCGCCGCCCAGCATTGCACCGAGAGCAGCACCACCAGGAAGCGGGGAAATGAACCCTATAATACCGCCTATAACAGCACCTATTAGAGGAATCCAGAATTTGGGGTTTCCAATAGTAGCCTTCCAAGCAAAACTTAATGATTTAACTAAAATATCGCCTAGTATATCCCCAAGAGCAGTCCCTACACCAACGTCCATAGCTGTAGTTAGAATAGAATTAAACCAATTTCCCAAACTTTCTAAGATGGGTACTAAGCGATCAAATAATTTTTCCAGCATCTCACTAATCCAAGTCATTCCTTCGGATAACCGATCTATGAATTTTTGTGCGGGAGAGTTAGGATCTCCAAAACCAGCAATCCATTCGTTGAGTTTATCAGCAATCTTACCTAAGAATCCCTGTAGTCCCTGATTTCCAGCTACGGCTCTCTGGAATGACATGAACATAACGTTTTTAAACTTTTCCCAAGTCTCAGTTAATGTACCAGTTACGCTGTTATAGGCATCAGTTATACCATCATTTTTCATCTTTTCAGCATCAGCTTTAGCTTGTCTAATAGCATCCTTTTGCTGTTGTGTCATAGTTGCCCACTTTATAGCATCTTGTTTACTGATACCGAACTGAGCTTGAGCTACTTGTCCCATTAAATTCAGATTGCCGTGTAGAGCAATATTTAATCTTTCCAAGGTGCCGGAAATTCGTAACATAGCATCTGTCTTATTAAAACTATTACTTAACATTTCAGATATAGTAGCGCCCCCAGAAATGGCTAAAAGGGCTCTAAATCCAGAATCGGGACTAGTTAATAGATTACTAGACTCTTCAAATTTACTATTTAGTTCAGCTACAGAGACACCTAAAGTTTTTGCTAGAGTAGTAAGAGAGACTAAATCATGAGTCATCTTATCTGTGAATACAGATCCTTTATTTGAAGCAATCAATAAGGCAGTTCCTACAGAGGTAATAGCTTCTTGCACATCACCAAAAGATACTGAGGCCAAAACACCAGATGCTTCTGCTACTCTGTTCATACGAGTAAAGGAGTCTCCTAAGCTTTTCAAATTTTCTGAGGATATTTTGGATCCTACCATAATAGTAGCAAAGAAATTAGCCATGGCTTCTGAAGACTCACCAGTGATCTTAGCTAGCATAGTGGAGGTTCTTATTAGATCTCCCTGGAAGGCTATAGCTGGGTTTAATCCGCCTTTTATAAATCCTGCCATCGCCTCAAGTACAGTTCCAACACCGACTCCGAGAGAGGTTAATCCCTTAAAGGTTTCATTAAGTCGAATATTAAATGCACTTAATCGATCTCTTGACACTCCACCCATAATAGTATTTAGTTTATTCAGTTCATCCTGGAACTTAATACCGGCCAATGCAACATCTTTTAATGCCTGTCCAGCAAAAGCTAACGCAGTTACTACTAAAGTAATAGCTAAGAGAATGCCCGTAGTAAATACTTTCTGAATAGCGGATCCCAAGCCCCAAGTTCCCTTTTCAGCATCTGCAATACTTGGAGTCATGTTAACTAAAAGCTTTCCAAACATTCCCATACTTTCGTATAGTTGTTTTTGATCTGCACTATCTCTAGAAGCCTGGCCTAGTGTAATAAGAGAAACAGTAAATCTAGCTACATCAGGAATAAGTTTATCGAGTAGTCTACCATCAGAAGAAAGCTTAGAGAAAAAGCTATCCTTGTACTGAGTGCTATTATGGAACTTTTGAATAGATGCTTCTAATTTAGTCAGAGGTCTTTTTACGTCCTCTTCAAAAGTAGCTGAAGTAGCCATACCGAGACGAATAAACATCTTAGTAAAAGCATCGTCGCTTCCAGCAAGTGGTTTAGGAGCTGGCGGGGTAGTAGGTGGAGTGGTTGGTTCTGCCATCGTGTAAAGTCCTAACTAAAATTAATTGCTATCCGATACCAAAGTAGAATTTATTGATCTCTGCTAAGGAGTTAGCTGGAGTACTATTAACTTCTGTATTTATAACGGTTCCGGCAGTGATTCTAGTAGCTGAATGTGCCTCAAAATCTTCTAAATCAATACTTGTAGTTAATATATCTTCTAGTGCAGTTCTCTCTTCTGGATTGAGGGCTACCGAGGTACTGCCTATATTTTGAACGCCCTTAACTCTCCACTTGTCTAACTGCTTACTGAAAGTACCCTCTACTGGAGGTATCTTAAACGCTTTAATATTAGTGGTATATGAACCCAATGAAATACTATGGTTTACAGACTGTACTAAATAAGTACCACTTAATAAGTAGTTAAATCTTAGTCCCGTTCCTTTTTTATCTACAAAGTAATGGAGTAGTTCAAAAGCACCAATACCCTGTCTAACTAAGAAAGGATCTCCCATAACAGCCAAGCTAACTGAAGTCGCACTGTATAACATATTACCTAAACGCTGGGCTAAGAAGTCAACCGCAGATTCTTTGGGATGTACCGGATTAGTAAAAGTTCTCTCAGACGCAGGAGTATTTACTGGGTCCGCATTATACAATTTTCTCCTACCCTGATAAACTGTAGCATACTGAGCAAAATTCTTAGTTTTTCTAACTCCGTTTGCTAAGTTAGCTTCTATTACTTCTCGACACTTAGCTTCGTAAGTAGTTCCTGTTAAATCTGGATAGTATTTCTTCATCCAAGCTTCTAACTTTTCTTTTCTTGACGCTCTTTTTGCGGCCTTCTGTTCAGGAGTTTCTTTAGCAGTAACTGTAGCATCCGGAAGAGAAGTTACCTTAGACATACGTTGTCCAGCTTCAGCAAGAGCAGTTTCCTCACTAAAGTTACCAGCAATGAGAGCGGTCATGGAATTAAAGTTAACTTTCGCATCTATTACTTCGCCATACATAGAAGGAAGTCTACCACTCTTATCTAATAATACTTGTTTTATATTCTGAGCGCCGCCATATAAATAAGGATAGTTAGATCCGCCGGGGCCATAAATTAAAGGAATTTCACTATCATTAATATGCAGAGGGTTAATATTTGGAATCAAAACAAACGCACCATCAGTCAAATCAGAGTCGTTTATATACACTTTATCCGATGTATTTTTAAATGATTTAGGGACTCCGGATACATAAATAAGTCTACAGCCGTAAGCTTTTCTATTCTTCGCCGTGTCATATGCTGCTTTAAGAGAGTCCACGGTAGGAGAACTTGGGTTACGCTCAACTTCAGCTTTCCATTTCTTATAGGCTTCGTATACTTCTGCATCAGTTGCTTGAGCTGTACTAGAATCAAGTTCTTTTTGTAGTTGTGAGTTAGATACGGGATACCATCTACATTGAATTCTGGATACAAGAGACTCAATACTTTCTCTAAACGATTTACTATTCATTCTTAGTGATGGGCACATTCCGTTTAAGAAAAAGGTTCTAGTAAACAATGAAGGAGTTTGATCATAAATAGATTTTAAAGCGTTTCTAACCATATCAGCATTAGCAGTATTATATTTTTTAATGACATCAATAATGCTTGGAGTAGCTACTTCTGTTTCCTTGAAAATTCTCTGAACATCTGCCTTTAGTGCAGTACCGAGAGTAAACAAAGGACCGTAAATCCTAATAGCCGCTTTTGCTGCGTCTGTATATATTGCAACAGGATCTACCATATAGTTATGTGAAAGTTCTCTTTGTTTATTTGCAAATAGCCAAGTAGACAAATGCTCTACTGCCGGAAGTAACGTAGGTCTTACCGGATAATACCATGCTGGGTTACCTTCGTAAGTAACTATACTTCCATTTACTTCCCATACCAGTCTGGGTAGAAGTCCAACCACTCCACCATTTTCTGGGAGCTGGAACTGTGCAACATTGGCATAAGCTGGATAGAAAGCCAAAGTTTCCTTCATAAAAGCATAAACTTTAGCGTCCCGCCTATACTTTTCCATACTTATAGTTTTACCGCTTGACTGCCATCCGAAATCTCTAGGATGAGCCTCAGTTATACACATACGCCCAATTAGTTCTTTTTTACCCGCCAGTGATAAACTGTCAACAGAGGCTTCAGTAAACTCAGCAGTAGTAGCCGTATCTGGTTTAGCTGTAATGGTAACACCTGACTTAGTAGTTCTAATCTCAGCTTCCGTAGAGGTTCCAGTATTGTTAAGTTCATCCGTCTTTAGTTTCTCCGCTAGCTGGTTTAATATAATCAGATCACCAGCATCGTTAGGATCTAGTTTAGTATAATCAGCATAATCAGGACGTGTAGATGCAATAGCTTCAGATTGGTCACCCAAGAAATCATCCAAAGTAAACAATCTTACTCCCATACACTTTTCTACTATGATGCGTAGTTGTTGTTGAGGGTATTCCGAAATAACGGCAAAGTCACCAGCAGCATTGTCATAGAGAGCGGAACCGGTATCTTGTAGAGTAAGAGTAAATGTAGATCCTTGCATTTCTCCTGAGGGATCTGACATAGCAACATTCATTACTAGAAAATCTAGCTTAGGACTTAGTAAAGTAGATCCATTATTAGGAGAAGTAGCTCCCTGAGGAGATGCAATATTCCATCCAAACTGAATGGATGCAGAAGGTAGGCCATCGCAAGAATCTAGATCCGAAGCAAAGTCATACAAGAAACTTAAAAAGTCTAACGGATCTCTAGAAAATAAAGTAAGCGTTCCTTTTACAGCGCCTAAAGGACCACCAAAAGCCATATCTAGATTTAGATCTTTAAAGAAGACATCTAAATTAGGAACTGTGGAATTGATTAACTCTTCAGGACTGAGATTAGCGAGCTCCTCGGGTGTTCTGGGTCTAAAATCAACTTGAATAGCATCAGTTTGTCCTTGCTTTATTACATGGACTCCATTAATCCATACATCCACATGAGGCGTACGCACGTTATAGGAAGGTAATGGAGTTTTATTAGCAGTCTCGGTTCTTGCTTGATCTTTTTCAAGTTGTGCTCTATCGTCCCCAGACATAAATCTAATTAGAAAGTCATCAATAGCTTTGATATTATTCTTAGCTACGTTAGCAGTAGAGCGTTCTTCAAAGTTAGTTTTTCTAAAGGAGTCTCTAAAATTTTTCCAATAGTCTTGTTGCGGAGTCGGAGTTGAGGCCATTATTTACCTAGTATCCTACTTATTTGATTACCGAATCGGTTATTAATAAGCCCTGTAATTGACGCAGTTAGTCCTGAAGTAATCAAGCCCATAGGCCCAACATTAGTTCCTCCACTAGTATCTTGAGCCAATCCAAGACTTCGAAGATATTCTATATTACTCCAAGTACTATCATCTATCTTCTCTCTAGTGTTGTTGTAGATAATACCGCCAGAGACTATATTATTATCGCCCTTCATTGCATTCCACGTCGAATTGGTTTGTATAGCATCCGAGGTAATCTGAGCAGTCCATGCATTACTAGATACCGTTCCCAGGCCACCGTTCCAACCTGACTTCATAATATCTTCAGCATATTGAACACTATTAAGTTCACTAACTACAGTAAAGTTAAAAGTGGCTTCATAGATATAAGGAGCATGTGAAGGAAGCATATATGGAGTGGTAACTCGTTCGGTGGATCCATTAATAGCTTGGTTAGCAGAGGATTGTTTAGTGAGAGGATTAGCAACATCATCCATAATGGGAATCCACCAAGGTCCCTTATAGTCTACTCTTACATCGGTTACAATACATCGTAAGTGTTTCCATTCACCTATCTTAACTTCTACTGGGGAAGGCATTAAATGGTATTTAGATGGAGTTGTTAGAGCCAACAAACGATTAGATAAATTTAATTTATCATTATGATCTATTGCATTTACTGAAAAGAAAGTACCGGTTAAACTAAAGGAAACAGAGCCAGAGGAGGCATAGATTTGAACAGGTTCAGGTCTTCCGTAGAACGATTGCGGATTCCAGGAAGCACTCTTACTAAAACTGATAGCCTCTGGAGTAGAATCAAAGACGATATAAAAAGGCTTTGGATTACCTTCAGTAGTTCTATCTATATTAAACTGAGTCTTTATAATAATAGGAATAAAATTCTTAGTATAATCAATAGAAAAGTTAGCATGTGGAGATACGGAGGCTGAGTCGCTTCTTACAAAATCAAGAGCACCGTCAAGCATCGAGGCTTGGTCACCCGTTAAGTTACCGTGTCTACGTAAGAAAGTACCTAATCTAAAGTCTGAAATTAACTGAACGTCAGTTCTAAATCCTGCTGGTAATGCTCTTGTTAATCCATTTACTATAGATTGACCTGCCGTAGGTACTGCAGAACCGAAGGAAGCAGCAGATTCAGCGGAAGTATATTTACTGTAATCAAAGTTAGTGGTGATATTGGCTAATCCGGGAGCCCATCCAGTATTTACAGGAGATGATGGAACTGAATAGCCAGATTCATTAATGTTACCAGTAGTAGGATACGGAGTATAGAGAGAACCATCAGGGTTAGCATAAGTCATACCATCGTTTTGTGGTATAGAGAAGTCAGGATTCTCTGGTAAATTTCCACCCATACCAGTAAAGGTAGGATTTACTGTAACCCCATCCGTAGTTCCCAAAGTTCCACCAAATTGCTGAGATGGAGTTAACGAGGGTATGGATAAGTTTCCTAGTGAACTATTGACCAAAGGAGCTGGGGTGAACCCAGTAGGAGGAGTAAATCCTGGAAACAGATCTGGCATGAAGCGATCCTTGTATGTATTTAATTCAAAATAAGAGCCGATTTTTTAGGTCGGCTCTTATAATCCAGAATCAGTAATACTTTACCAATAACGTTCTACTATACTAAACTAATACCACCGCCCTGATTCTGGATCAAGTACGTTTCAATAATTACTTCAGCAGTCTTAGTAGGAACAAGACTGATGTTCATACGGAGTTCGTTATTCTCACGAACTAAGGGAGTATTAACATTAGGACCAACATCAACTGTGTAGCTGTTAATGGCACCTCTACGGAGATGATCTTCTAGAACTGTCTCAGCTACTTGCTTGAGCTTCTGTGCGGTAATAGAGTCACCAGGCTCGAACTCGAAGGACTTAGAAGCACTAGCGACAACCTTACGAAGCTTGAGAAGGAGTCTACGAACATTTACACGGTCAAGAGCAGTAGTTGCAGTCTGTAGAGTCCTCTGGCCCTTGATATAGATACCATAACCAGCCTCAGAATGGATGGGGTTGATCTGGTTAAGAGCAAGAATGTCACGCTGGCCCTGAGTAAGAGTGCGCTCAACAGCAAGAGCCTCAGTCAGAGTACCACGGGTTCTACCAGCGGGAGCGTAGAATACGTCAGCAACCTGATCTGTGTAAGCATACTGAGCAGCTACCATACCGGTGGGAGGAACAAAGATATCCTTCTTATTTACAGCATCGGTAATCTTAACCCAAGGGTAGTACATGGCAGAGTAGGAACTATTGATATTTAGGATGTTCTTTCTGTAATCGACAACGTTCTGAACACTTAGGCCAAAGGGAGAATCAATCAGTGCGATTGCGTCACCACGGAACTCGGCTAGGGCAGTCATGGCCTTGGCTACTGCGGGATCAGCGGACCAACCCGGAGCAGAAAGGACATTGATATCAATCATTTCAGGATTAGCGAAAGCATAGATACCAGTTCTAAGAGCAGCATCACCGATAATATCATACTTGTTAACCACAGTACCGGGGGAGCCACCAACTAAAGTATTTACTAGGGTCATATCGTAACCGCCAGCACCTAAGGTAACAGTGAAGCAAGTTGCAGCACCAATACCAGTCTCGGAAGTGATGAGAACAGGAGTGTGAACTAAGCTATCGGTAGTTACGCCAGGAGTAACAACACCAGTAGTAATGTTAACCGAATCAGTAGTTGAATAGTCAATCTTCAGAGCGATTCTACGTGAAGCAGATACTACCTTGGACTGAATGCTAGCAATAGTACCGTCAAACTGTTCAACTAACTGGAAGTCAGCTAATCTGTATGAAGTTGAGGGAATGTTAGTAGAAGCAATACGCTCATAAACCTTAAGAGTGTAGTTCTGTTCTTGCTGAGTAGTTACATTAGTCTCATCAATAGTCAAGGTTACTGCAGTGTTGCTTGCATCAGCTTCACCAAGACTTGAGATCTTGATTACGGTAGGTACAAATACTGCACCAGCAGACTCCATCTTCCAGCTAGGACGATAGGCTGAGGTAGTAAACTTACCGGAGATTGACTGAGAAACAACAACTAAACCAGTACCGGCACCAACTGAAGGATAATCAGAAATACCGTTAACGCCAGCTACTACAGACTCAAGCTGAACCTCGATTACTAAACTTGCGGCATCCTTAAGAGTTGTTACGCTCTTAACACCACCAGTAGCAGAACCGATACCGAATAGACCAGAAGCTAGGGTGTACTTAACTACAGTGAGCCAAGCAGTCAAACTAGTGTGTGCTGCAAGATTGGCAGTTGAGTTACAAGCAGCAAGTAAGCAAGCTACCCAAGCAGCGATCAGGTCCATATTGTAGGAAGCATCGGCGGCTACTAAGGGAAGAGTACCAACTAGGGCGGTAGGGGCTGTACCAAGAGGAGTGCTCAAGGTAGTCTCTAGTACGGAGAAGTCGAAAGCCTTTAGAGAAGTGACCATTGCTGTATTCTTTACACCCGATGCTACGATATTGATAGGACGGGCATCAGCAGTGATACCAATGGTTAACGTGCTAGTAACGGCAGCAGCTGAAGCTACGATAGAGCCAGTAGCAAAGGCTGTAGCAGGAGAGTTATTTGAAGCAAAGGCTGAGATAGGTACGGTTACTGCAGGCGAGCCACCATCGTTAATTACTGAAGTGATTGACGCTGAAGTGCCACGGCCAGAACCGAGAGATACAGTAAAGACATTACCGACAATAGCAGAGTTACCTACGAAGGTTGAAAGATCGGCGCCAAGCTTACCATTAGCATAAGCGGTCTGAGCGGAGTCAGTAAAGTCAAAACCAGGGATAAGAGTAGAAGAGTCAAGCTTTACTACCTTGTCAGCACCAGTTACTCCAGTACTATCGCTAAGAGTAAAGGTTAGATCGGTAGCAGTCTGGGCCGAAAGAACCCAGTCACCAGCGTAGTTAGAATACCCGCTAGGTAGTAGGAAGGCACTGATTGCTTTGGAGGCATCTGAAGGACTTACTCGGTTTACCCAAAGTAAGTTGCCCTTCTTCAGGTAAGCGTCAGCAGCGTATCCCATGTAATGCTTTGAACTAATACCGCCGAAGATATCTTTGTATTCTTGAGGTGAAGTGATTAGAACAGGAGTGTTAGTGGGACCGATTTCAGAGGTGCCTACTAACCCTAGGATGGTAGAGGAAAGGTCACTGACGTACTGACTTAGGTCCTTCTCTACGGAATAAACACCTGCTGAAACGAATGTTGTCATTGTTAATTTCCTTTTAATGGCTATAAGTGTTACTAAACTTAATTATTGGAACTCACACACATTTAATTACAAAAGAATACCCCGACTAAAAATAATCGGGGCAGTCTTCAAAAGAATTCATATGCTTAAGTAGCTGATCCAGAGAGTACTAACTTGGCTTCGTCAATTGAAACCGAGAGCGATACTTCCTGCACAGCATCGCCAGTCTTCCAATCAAGGGGCTGACGAGTAATACTGGTAGGGAAGCAACCAACTAACAACCAACTTTCAACTACTGAGTGGTCAGGACCATACATCAGAAGGGTAAGGTTTCTCTTATACTGGCCAGGAAAGCCCATTAAAGAAGTGTTGATATTATAAACTTGCTTCCACCAATCATCAATCTTCTTGCCAGCCTTATTGTCAACGAAGTCGTAGAACTTGAAGTCGACCTTTTCAAACTTAATCTGTGCGCCAGCTACCTTGTATACATTATGCATACGAGCGATAGGAGTCTCACCGACAGTAAAGTTTGGAATGGTTGCGCTGTGGCAAGTTAGACGAAGGTCATCGTCAGAGAATAAAACTTCGAAACGGTTAAGTGCTTTGGGCAGTTGGACATTTGACGTCCAACCCATGAGCCTTTCAGACATATGTGTTACTCCTTCTAGGTGTTTGAACTACTGAAACGGGGCAATAACTATTATTAAACCACTACAATTAATTCATTTTGTTTATACGACATCCAATCGCTGACTGTCCGGCACAATTAATCACCGATACCAATATCCGAATTATCGAACTGAACAACGATTCCAGGTTTGGCGTTGTGTTTCTTCTTATTCGGAATGACCTTAGTGGCATGAGCGGGAGACTTAGTCCCTTTCATGGCCTTGTATAATTCATTTTTAGTTAGCTTTTTCTTAGGTTTCGCCATAAACTTAATTAACCTATTTAATCAGGGTAAATACAAACCGCTGGCAGTAATACGAACACCCGAAGAAATACCGCTTTGAGCAAGTACTTCATCAATTAGTTCTATCTTTAATGGAGATCCGGCGGCATTAGTTTGTGCGGGTCTAACCATATTAGTTACGAGGGAAAGAATATCCCCAAAAAGAATATCCAACTTAGCGTGAAACTCAACTAAACTGCCATTGTTCTCAACTATGAAGTCGTAGTTCTCATAGGTATCCATATCCAGTTCAGAAGAGTGGTGAAGTTTATCCCTATCAGCGCCTCTTGCTAATCTAACTTCATCGCTTGCTTCAATCTTAATGACTGGAATCTTTCTTTCTCGACAAGCATCCATCTCATTAGCAAATCTAGCATCACCAATCATAACAGTCTTATCTCTATGGTAACACTCAATATCAGCAAAAAGCTTCTTGATCCATACATCAGGATCCTTTGCTCTACCGTAATCCGTACCAAGGAACTGAAGAAGACCTCTATCCTTCTCTACAGGGAATCCACAATAAGCCTGAACAGTGTTACATAAGGTATAAAGAGGATCTGCAAAGTTAATACCAAAGGCTGCGTGGCCAAAATACTTCTCATTTAGAAACTTCATCGCTTCTTCCTTACCACTTCTCATCTTACCAGAAAACGCTATTCTCAAACTATTACTATTTCGGGCTGATGGCATAATGATTGAACTCATAAAACTCCCTTAAAGGACTCAAGTGTTGCTTTAATAACTAATGGGTTTACAGTATAAGTTCGAGAGTTGTCGAATACTATGTGTAATAATTCATTTGCAATATCTATATCACAAGTACTAGTATTTCCACCGTGAGCAGACCAGAGATGGCATTTCTCACATAAGGTAACTAGATTCTCTGGACATAAACGATACTGAGGATACTGACCTTTTCTTAATATATGATGAACGTGAAGGTTAGTCTCAGCACTACAGAATACGCAATGGTGATTATCTCTATGGCGGATCTCTTCAAATAGATTACGAGTCGCTTTGTAGTAGAACAGTCGCTCTCTCTTAGAGCCAAAGCAAGTACTGGGGTTATTCTCTTTTTTCTTTAGTCTAAGTTCTCGGACTAAACAACCGCAAGAGGTAGTTCTCATGAAATCCGTGCTTCTAACTGACAGCATATTACCACATGAACACTGACAATGAAAAGAGCGTCTCTTTTTCGTAGTGTCGAGTGCTAAAACCTTGAGTAGTCCGTATATTTTACCAATCCTATAAATCATATGGCCGATACCCTATTTATAGTAGTATCGGCCATTTAGATGGAAAGCGTAGGGTTATTCAGGTAAATCTATGGTGGAGACTCTTGCTGGTCTAGCTTTTCTGGAGGTATCGTTCAACCCCAGTAAACTAGGATTAGTGACTCGATTTAGGTGTGGAAATTCTTTTGATAGAGCTGATTGTAGAAGTTCTATAATAGATTTTTCAATTACATAAATAGCATGTGTAGTAGTATTGAATTGCTTTGCTATCATTGCTCTACTTTTTCCAGCTAATCGATTACGAAGAACATTCTTTTGAGCCTGTGAAAATTGCTTTTCGAAAATGGAATCAAAAGAGGAGAGTATATCGTCATGTACTGTAGGATCCTCTTGCTCATCTGGAATATTTTCATCTTCCTGAGATAAAGGTCTAGTTCTAGGATCGGAACCAACAATAGGAGCCGGTACAGCGCCAAGGAAGTCCTGGCCTTCCTTCAATACATCGGAAGGATTAGTCATAGAACTATAGGCCTCGTTAATCTGAGTAAATATAGTGGGTTTAGTCATTAAGCACCTGTATATTTAATTAATAAAAAAAGAGGGCCCAATTTCTCAGGCCCTCTTTAATTACTTGCTTACTACGATCAACCGTATACTGAAGTGTCGTAGAGGTTGTTGACGGTAAGAACGCCAAGACCCTTATCACCATCAAGTAGAGGCTGGTGATCGTAACGCTGTTGTAGACCGACCACTGAACTGAAGAGGTCGCCGCTCATCACGTCGATTGAGGGAGGGGTGAGGTAAGTCACGAAGGGGAAGTAAGCATAGGGAGCCTTAGCTAGATCCTTGGAGGTGAAGCCCATCAGAATACGATCAGAGAAGGGGAACTGAGGAGCCTTAGCAACGGTGAAGTTGTTTACGGTACCAAACTTCTCGGCCTGGATGTCGAAGTTGCCCTGGGCCTTGTGGTCGTTGAGCGAAGTCATCTTGAACTCATTGGTGTTCTGGAGGAGAGTGAACACGTGAGGATGAGTGATGGCGAACATGCCCTCACCACGGAGGAAGTCGATGCTCATGTCGTTTGAAAGGTAATTCATACGGTGAACGAGCTCTTGGTTCTTCTGCATGGTGGTACCACGGAACTTGTTGTCACCGTACTTGGCATCATAGACGGAAGTCTTGCCAGCGGTGCTCATCATGGCGAGCATGATTTCAAGGTCAATTTCAAGGGCCATGGACTCAGTCATACCTGAGACTAGCTCCTTCAGTGCATCAAGCTTGCCTTCTGAGTAAGCTTCGAGATCCTGAATGGCTTCGGCAGAGATCTGGGCGAAGTTCTTGCGGCTCTTAGCTACTGCATTGATGGTGCTCATCTTGAATGAAATCTCGGAGAGATTCTTATTGCGTTCCTGGTTGTACTGGTACTCAAACTCATAGTGCCAAGTAGCGAAACCAATAATGCCAGTGCCACCGAGACCGATAAGGTAAGCAGGGATAGCACCAGTCGTATCAGTAGTATCACCAGCGGCAGGAGTATAGGTAGGAGTAGCGCCAGTGACGGTACCAACACCAGTGAAGCCAGTGATAGCTGAAAGAGTGCCAGCAGCGGTCTGGTGAGCAACGGCAACACGGTTACGGGGATCAATATTGCTTACAGCGTAAACAACGATGCTGTTAGCAACGAGAGCGTCACCAGTGGAGGCGTTAGTAGCAAAGGTCAGAGCCTTTGAAACGGCGGTAGTAGCAGCAACGGCGGTGGCAACTGCTTCAGTTACCTTCTGGCTGGAGTAGAAAGCATCCATACCACGGGCCATTTCCTTGTACTGCTTGGTGCCAGTGTCAGGACGATTCTTGTACAGGCTGGGATCGAAGAACTCATCGCCGGAAGTAGTAGCACCCTTAGTGGTGTTACGGCTTAAGCGGAAGGTCTGGATGAGCTGGGTAGGAACGTCTAGCTGACGAGTTGCAATGAACTTAGTAGCAACGATCTGGGGGAATACACGGGTGATGATGGTGGGAAGCATGGCCTTGTTGTAACCACCAGCTGAAGTAGCTGAGGTAGTGGTGGCTTCCATCAAAGGATTCTGACGTGAAGCGTACTGAAGGGACTTAACAGCGTGAAGTAGAACGGTGTTACGGAAGTCCTTATCGCCAATTACGCCCTCAAGATTCTCGTTGAAAGTCTTCCAGAAGGAAGCCTTACCAGCCTTCTTAGCGGCCTCTTCGTCACGAGCAAGAATCTTACGAACTGTTTCCTCATGTAGGGGTTCTAAATTTCCGGGATTGTTAAACATTTATGGTTATCTCCTGATAAAGTTAATTATTGTTTTTTTGTTGAAGTTAGAACAGATTATTTTATTCGCCTAAGTAAATGTCGTAACTGCCAGCACTTACCATGGAAGCCTTTTCCTCAACTACGGCTTTAGCTTCCTTTTTCTTAATGTCTTCTGCCATTACCTTAAGACGAGCACGGGCAGGAGCAGTTTCCTTTACTTCGGTTTGTCTAGCAGCAGATTCATTAATCTGAGCAGCTTCATCTTGCTTCTGCTTTAGTGCGACCTTAACGGCATCAATTGCTTGCTTGCCTTCGACTAAAGTCTTGGGAGCCATCTTAGTGACGGTTCTATAGATAACGGCCATCTTGTCGACCGGATAACCCGCACATTCGGATACTACTAACTCATGAAGCTCACCATTGAAGGCTTTGCCAGTTAGTTGCTTATTTTCCTTGATAAGATCATTTACTCTCTTAGTCAGTTCATCGATCTTAGACGAATTAGACTCAGTCAGTTCGTTGACATTTACAAAAGGAACAAGACTACGCATGGCCTGTGAGAAAGCTTCCTCAAGTTTTGCAGCCTTTGTGTTATCCTTGGCATCTAGCTCAATCTTCTTTACTACGGAAGCAACAGACTCATTGATAAAGTCATAAGTTTCCTTAGTAAGCTTCTTCTTGGCTTCTTGGAATTTTGATTCATAGTATTCCTTAAGCTTCGATTCGAAAAGATTAGCCTTAGCAAGAATAGTCTTCTTTAGTAAGAAGGATTCCTTTTCACGCTTCTTGACATCCTGTGCCAAGCCGTTCATCTTCTTGTCTAACTCAAGCTGCTTGGCTTTGACTTGTTCGTTGATTTGTTCCTCAACGACCTGTCGTACGGCAGGGTTGGCTAGTAATTCCTTGATTTCTTGTATATTCATATTGGACACCTACAAAAGTTAATTACTTTTTAAATATTGACGAAAATTCATTTCTAAGATGTTCAATGAATTCTTTTTCATCAAGCGCCTGTTTTAACTTACGCTTGAAGTCAGTTCCTTCATTGACAGGCTCAATAAACGCCTTGTGTGTGCTGGGATCATGAACACAATCAAAAGTCACTAACTTATACTCTTCCACTATCGAAGAACCATCGTAGTCACTATTAACAGCACCGTAACCTCTGCTTGAGATACCTACCGTACAGTTATTGCGAATTAAAGCACCCAGTAATCTACCGCCTGGCGTTCCAGAGGGACCGGGATCATCGAATACTACAGCTTCACCAATCAGATCGCTACCTTGGAATCTCAGGGTAGTAACAACATGACTGACGTTCTTGAGAGATACAGTTGGACTTTGATCGCTAGGATGATCCAACTCACCAAACATATTTCTAGCACTGAGACTTTCGTTTACTTCTTGAATGGCCTTGTCTAGTACCTTATAAGGATAGATTCTACCATTCTGATTCTTTGCATCAGCTCTCTGAAACACGCCTCTAATTTTAAGGCTTTTCCAAGAGGATGTAGGAGAAATCTTCTCTTCTAGTACTTCAAAATTACTAGTAGTAGAGGTTAACTCATTTAATAGAAAGGAGGCCATGTTATTCCTTATACTCTGAGAGCAGGCTTACGGGCTGGACGGGGAGCGGGAGGTAATTCCTCTTCCTCAGCGGGTAGGGGCTCTTCTTCAGGTAGGGGCTCTTCCAGTCCTTCTGAGTCTTCCATAGCTTCCTCTTCAGGAGTTTCCGTAGCTTCCTCTTCAGGAGTTTCCATTGACTCATCTTCGCCGGAACCCTCTAAATCAACGTCTTCACCGCCGTCAACTACATTCTCAAGTGAGACTTCATCATCACCAAGATCCTGATCGGACTTATAGAGGTCAGAATCAAGGAAGAAGGAAAGAACAGGCTGCCAATCAGCTTCAATACGTGAGAGCTCTTCATCAGTAACATCAAGTTCATCAAGCTTGTCTAGATCTTCTTTAAGCTTCTCATCAAGATCGGGATCAACAGCGTCATTCTCAGGGTTGCTGGCTTCACGACCAACGAACTCACTCATTGCACCAAGGAAAGACTTCAAAATATCAACATGAAGAGTCTTAATTTCCTCGTCACTTAACTTTGAAGGATCGAATTCTGAGAACTCACCAACTTCTGAACCCTCTTCATTTTCACTATCTAGGTCATCTAAGTCAAGGTCACTATCCTCGTCTTCACCAACTTCTAGGTCTTCGTTCTCTAGATCCTCTTCGTCTTCATCAGCAAACTTGCCGCCCTCTACATCATAGCCAGAGGATACTAGACCCATTAGATCTTTATTTGCTTCAGTTAGTGAAGTAACAGTGTCATATAGACGAGTAGTAATCTGCTCGGCTAATTCCTGGTTGCCTAGGAGAGCATCTAATACGATAGGAAGAATCTTCTTCTTGCCTAAGGCCAACACTAAACCAGTAGTCTCTACAACGGAAACATATTCGGAAGCGTCCATAACTGACTCATTAATAGTAGCTAAACTAAAAATGTCAGAACGGAACGAGGGAATTTGCTTTGCAGCGGCACGTCTAACGGCCAATCCCTTTGACTTCTTAGCGAGGTTCTCTGTAAACAGCGAAGGATATCGTCTCTTTAACAGGGAATATTGGAAGTACTGCTCACAGAAATGAGCCAGTTCCTCCTCAGCGGATACATAGTTCTCTTCTACTAGGCTATCTACAATAGATAGCATAGAATTTTTGAGATCCTTTTCGGCATCCGTCCCGGAAACGTATAAAACTTCGTTATCTAGAACATCCTCGGCGGATAGTCTGGATTCGGAGAGATTATGCTTAAACTTGGCTAATACTAGATGATTATTCTTGTGAAATAATACTGCATCATCTGTATATTCAAGAATTACACAGTCTTCTGTTAGGAGGTTGTGTAACTTCTGACCGAGTGCTAAGTTGCCGCCACGAAGAACACTGAGTAGATTATTTAGCTTCATGAGTAAAAACCCTATTTAAAAGAGATTCAAAATTTAATTACGTAAAATTAATCTAAAAAGATAGCTTCTGGTTCTGTCAGTTGTAAATTTTTCACTTCGACTAATGGGATACCAAAAGATTGTGCTGAATCTGTTGGAGTTACAATCCCATTTTCCTTAATTAAAGCAATGTATTCTTTTAGCTCTAGTTTTATTGAGGTAGCAGAGAGGATGGTATGGTTGTGTTCTACTAGTAACTCACCCTCAGTGTGGCGAGACTGAACTAGTGGAGCACCACCTTGGACTGGAGCACCGGGAAGAGCAATAGGAGCAGGACCAGCGGGACCCATCGGAGGAGCACCTCCACCCATATCAGGAGGAGCACCTCCACCCATATCAGGAGTGCCGAAGTCAGTTCCCATATCACCCATAGGCATGCCACCTCCACCACCCATGCCGCCTTCCATACTGGGCTGGGCTGGGAGTAGATCATCTGGCTTGAACATTTCTATAATTTCGCCTTCGGTTCTATGAAGGATATTCTTGGCAATCCATCTAGTATTGACACCAAAGCCTCTGAATTGACCTGCGAGATTTACGGCAGCGGCTTCTAATTCAGTCTTGGCCTTCTCTTCAATATAAGAAGGGCGAGTCATGACTAGATCGAATGACTTAATCTCATCAACATTAGAGATGCCACGAATAGCCAGATGGATCAAGCAGATATTCTTTATCGTCTCTAGGTAGTCTTCTTGGATATTCTGAATAGCCTTACCGAAAGTAACGTTCTGCTGGGATAACATGCCCTTTGAAGATACGTCACCCTCAAACCCTAAGAATGCCTTGGGTACTTTGAGAGCACTGAAGAGGCGATTGTTTAAGAAAGCCACGTCTTCAATATCTCCGATGTTTTGAACACCGTTTAAGAGGTCTACCTTAGACTGTGAACCCTTACCCATGGGAATAAAGAGGTTGGCATTCATGTCTAATAGTTGATAACGCTCATTCAGCTTGCCATTTGAGAAGTATTCCTTCTTATTGATGGCATTAATCTGGCGTTTAACTATGTTTTCTGCATCAGCGCCTTGGTTATTGCCCACATCGACATAGAAAACTAGGCGGGTAGGAGCACGATTTAAGCGATAAATGATGAGTGAGTCGAATAGAAGGTCTAGTTTCTTCCAAACATCCACAGCCGAATCAAGTACCGAAGATCCGTAGGGCATGAAAGCGCCCTTACCACGAAGTCTAAAGTGAGCCAGTTCATACTTTAAGAACATTACAAGAGATTCGTCATCCTGGGAGATGGAGGAGTCGCCAGTAAGGTAGGGCAATGAGAGAGTATTAAGAGTGATATAAGGGTTAGCTCCACCCGAGGTGATGTTACCCTGCTGAACCTGACTCTTTAAAATGTCCAGATCCTGAATATATCCCTCAAGCTTACCAAGACGCTCAAGGCGATATACGGAAACTTGGTCTAGATCCATTAGTTCTACGACACCACGAATAGAGTCGAGTTTCAAAGCACAGAAGTGGTCACCATACTTACACATGCTTCTGAGGATAGACCAGCTACGAGAATTGTTGATACCAGTATCGTTAAGCAGATCAGTGAGTTCATCCTGTATATAGCGAGAAGGAGAGAAGACACCGATAACCTTACCACGATCATTCTTTTGTGTAGACTCATTAGCATATACGTCAAGAGCCGAAGCTACGAGGTCGGCATCCATTCTATCATACATACCATAACGAGAGTGTCGTAAGGCTTCACGCTCAAGATATTTGTGATAATTTTTACCTACACCGTCCTCAGTAAAGACAGATCCGTGTCCAACTCCCTTGTTCGAGATGACAGTAGGTTCAATAATTGGAGTAGGTGCAATCTCTCTAGTGGTAGCCGCTAAAACGGAATCTATAGAGGTTCTTGCAGTAAACTCGTTACTTTTACTGTTCTGAAACAATTTTGAAATTGCCGTGAATAAGTTACGATTGGTTGTGATAGCCATGCTGAGTCATATCCTAAAATTAATTAGCCGTGTTAGAAATCCGTATTACCATATAGAAAGTTACGATGAGATTGAATCATGTTCTGGAACTGTGGGTCAAAGAGATCGTCAAAAGTAAACTGTCTATTTGTTGGCAGCAGACTTATAGAGTCTAAGTTTTCTTGTGGATACTGAGTTATTAAGGGTACACCGATGAAATCCTTGGTGGATTGGTTTCGCTCAAAGGCTTCTACTGGGTGCTCTATCTCCATAGTTTCAAGCCCGGATCCGTCATATACACCAGAACGGATCTCATGGTATATCTTTAGTCGATTAGCCAAGACGGAGATCGAAATTCCCATTCTAGAGGAGTGGTATTCTAAATAATCATGTGAATACTCGCCTCGATTATCCATTCTATTAGTTTCAGTGATGAGACTGAAGTCCATCAAGGGCTTATGGACAAACTCCTTTGGCGTAAGATCAACTAGGGCCATTGCTAGAGCTAATACAGCATCGTCATTAGTTCCACGGGTAGCTTCGAACTTTCTTGAGGCATCAACATATAAGGTGCCAGCCGAGAAATTAGTCATCTGTACTTTGAGCCTGGCGGAGCGTAGTCTCTCCATATAAATAGTGTTATTAAAAAAGAGGAGTAGCTTCTCAATAAGGAGCGGTCTGGTTCGTCTATTCGTCTGGAAGCCGGGCGATGAGGCATTAACGTCATACCAAATATTCGTATATCCACGTTGTTCTAAGAGATAGAATACGATATCTGAATATGTGTTGGACTCAATTATTAATAGGGCATTGTTATAGTGGCGGGCTGTCTTGATGAGAATATCTACAAATACTTCAGTTGGTAGCTTGCCAAGATACTCCGCATGCTGTTCAACGGTGTTCTCATTGATAACTTGGAAGCACGTGGAGTCCTTTGCCGAAGCCTTATTACTGGCGCAGTCAACTCCAATGATATATTTCTCTCCAAACTCTACCGTCTTCCATATAAATAGAGTATCGTCATAAGTTACACCTCCAAAAGCCCTGTTAAGAATCTCAGAGGAGGGTTCAAAGGCATTGATGGCTTCACGGGAGAACAAGGAATTGAGGTTAATATCGAAGCAGACCTCGTACTCCTGCTTGAACTTATCGACATTTCCGTTATCAATGCGGATCTGATCTTGTCTAAAATTAGGATTCTTAGTAAAGATAGATGATACAGTCCAGGGTAGCTCAAACCACTTCCAACCGTTTACTCCAGACTTTGCCATAGTAAAGGTAGTATAAAACCAGTTCTGATCACTATTACCATTAGGAGTAGAAATAGCGATCAGCTTACCGTCAGAAGCCGAGATGGTTGGTAATAGACCCTTGATTACTTCGTCACACTTGGGAATGAATGCGGCTTCGTCAACTAGGAACACGGTAGCACTGAATGAACGGGCGGCGTGTGGGTTGGAGGTAATAGCCTTAACGCTAGATTTGGTTTCGAACTCAATAGTGCTCTTACTATATAAGGTACACGCAGGTTTCAACCATGCGGGAAGGAACTCATAGGCAGTTTTAAGCTTGGTAATGTACTCTTCTGCAGATTCTTTTCTGTGTGCAACTACGAGACAACGCTTACCAGAAGAGAAAATACTTAACCAGAGCGAATAGAACATAAGTGAAGTCGACACACCTAACTGTCTGGCCTTGTTACAGATGATGTATTTATCTGAAGCGAATGATCTAAGTAGGTCCTTCTGATACGTCTCAAGTTTGAATGGGATAATACCAGAACCGCCAGGGCCGGAAATAAGCCCGTAGTTCTCAGCGAAGTAAGAAATATCGTCGATACACTTCTGTCTCTCACTATTAATATACTCAGTGAGCTTTACTTTGATCTCTTCCTGCGAGAAGCCTTCTTGTCTCCATCGGTATACAAGACGCTCTGGCTCATAAGATAGATGAGTCTTATCCTCGTACTGAGAGATATATTTCTTAGCGTGAGCCTGTTTACCTGTGTTATTTATAGCCACTATTCACCTAGGATGGTATCTATGTCGCTGTCTTTAAGAATGTTACCGGTATTTACTTGCTCCGTATCGAAAACTACTTCAGCGTCATCGGTATTAATGGTATCAAAAGCTGAAGTGCTTACTACTATAGAGGGTGGCTGACTGTAGTTGGACTGTCCGAGTTTAGCACCAAGCATCATACCAAGCCCTGCTCCGGACAGGATAGAGTCCAGGTCACCCGAATTTGACTTCTTCTTGGCCTGTAGTTCAGAACCCTTATCAGTTACTAAGGTCTTAAGAATATCGATTCTCTTCTTAATAGCGTCCATGCGCAATTCCCCGAGGCGAGCAAGAGCAATTGGGAAACTCGCTTCGGTGGATTCAATCATTCTATCCTTTAATATAGACATGAGAGCATCTAAGTCAGAGGAGACAATATCAAGATCATCAAACATCTTAGAAATCTCAGTATCTACAATACGATTGATCTTGTCTACTCTAGCGGCACCGGAATCTTTCTGAGGAGTCATTGGTTTCCTTGATTCGGGTAACATATCATTCATAAAAGAAATCCACCTTAAGATAGGTGGATTTCGATAACTACACTTAGAGTGGTTAAATAATATAAGTTACTATCACTACAGATATAACTCATAAATTAATTACTCAATGTAGTTACCAACCTCCACCTGTACATATTAATTCACTCTTCTTCAGAAAGAGTGCCTTTTTGGGTAGCAAAATGCAACGGGCCGAAGTGAGAACGAAGCTTAACTAAACACGAAGCAATTTCTTTTTGCTTAAGTCCAGTTTCTGTCTTTAAAGTGTACTCTAAGTTGTGAACAAGACCTGAATGGGAGGAAGGATTACCTAATAAAAAGACTAGTTTTTCTAGAACTAGTCGGTCCATATCAGTTATATCGTCAAACTGCTCGGTGTCATCATGTAAAATCGAGTTTAAAGTGAGTAAAAAGTCCTGATATACTACAGCAGCATCAGTAAAGCCATCTGTATGTGAATCTATAGTACGGGCGATAGCATCATAAGAGACATTGGTAATCTTCTCAGCGCCATGAGCCATAGTAATAGTACAGATACCGAAGCTCAGTACCATGGTAAAGTAGGTAAACACTCTGGCGTATACATCCTTACCTTTATCATCCTTACCTACTACTCTGTCTGGATCGAACTTATCCATTGCATGTATTACTTTCAGTATAGCACTTTGGAAAATCTCCTCGTACGCTAATCCGTGCTTGTGTCTCTGGTACTTGAAGATAACACCATCGATTAAAGTGTAGCAATAGGAGACAAAGTTATTACGGTCCGTTGAATCCTGGGATACTTTCCACTTAGACCATAGATATTTCCCTACATCCTCTATGAAATACGATGTAGACTTCTTTCCTCTTCGCTTTTTAACCTCAGTCTCTAAGAAACTGTCTGGAAATAAGGCCATTGCTTTGATTAGAAAGGCATCCGAATGAGGAACTGGTTTCTTACTCTTCGCATCATCTTCAATCATTAGACGTATAGTATTTCTCTCAAGTCGCTCTACTTCAAGCTTATCATACATAATAACTCTGTAGCCAGATTTTTCTCTTCCTACTGAAACTTCTTCAATAGGACTATACGAATCATCAGTGATTTCAGCCATTCTTATCTCTTTTATATGAAGTTACTTAAGTAGTATCGACTAAAATAAAAATAAACATAATAAAAAAGCCTAACTATTTTCTAGTTAGGCTTAATTATAACTCGCAGTACTAAAAATAATTAATCTTCAGAAGGAAGCTGTTCGCTAATCTGAGGGAAAGGTTCCTCATTATCTTCCGATCTAGTCACAAAGTTATGCTGCTCAATGAAACACTTCTTCATCATACTAGAAAAGTGAGCTCGGTTTTCAGGTGAGCCATTCATCACTTCTAGGAAGGAGTTAGCACTATTCCACTTCTTTTCAGTACCGTCAGGCATGATCATAGTTTTCCAAGCAGACTTGGCACCACCAAAAGCGCCAGCATCGTTAAGTACGTCATAAGTAGATAGATCGCTATCATAGCCCCGACTGTCGTAATAAAAACGCAGGGGGAGAGTACGGCCAAGAGATGCGGCGGTTTTGCATTTAATGATTTTTGCTTTAACCACATGACCTTCCGGCTTCTTAGGCTCCCCCAACATAGAGCCTCGGGTAAGAAACAGGCGAGTAATTGCAAGATACTTAAGAGTATCACCGCCAGGACTCGTATACTCAGGCCCAGTGTACGCATTTACCATCCCACCCATCTTAATTCTGGCTTGGTTTATACAAAGTACGGCGAGATTAGTTTCCCGGCACACCATCTTAGTACGCTGTAAGCCACGTTTAATCATTCTAGCAGTTACTGCAAACTGCTGTTGATCCATATCAGCTTCTTGCTCGGCCCTAGTAGTCAGACCAGCAATAGAATCCAGTACCAATAGAGAAGGAGCCTTTACATTCTTCTTTGAAATGTAGTTAGCCACTCGCTCTATCTGCATAAATGCCTTCTCAGCAAGATCCTCAACCGATACGATACACTTACTAGTGTCAACACCGAAGTTTTCAAACCTAAAACGGTCACCAGCGCCACTTTCAGTATCAATCAAGACACCTAAGCCACCCTGCTTCTGAATCTGGCCCAACATATAGATACCAAAGGAGGACTTACCAACACCCTCAAGACCTACGATCTCAGTAACCTTACCCTGAGGGATACCACCACCTAACAGGTAGTCTAGAGGCTCGATCTTAGTAGGAAGGAAATCAGTTACAAAGTCATCGTCCTCAAGAGCGGCACTATTACCGAACTCCTTCTTTAGCTGAGTACGGAACTCACCTAGGTCCGAATAATCAAAAGAACCAGCACCGGAGGCTGGCAGATCCTTATCTAACTTACCACTCTTTTTTACATACGCCATATCATCTCCATAAAGGCGTGGCCTTGATACAGGACTCACTATCCCATATCAAGGCCACATGCTAAATACTAATCAAGCTGTGAGCGAAGTTCGTCAAGATCAATCTCGCCGTCATCTTCAACTACAGGCTGTACAACCTTTACAGGAGCCTTTCGCATCTCGGGCTTTGGAGCGAGGAGATTACGATCATCTTCATCGTCATCACCAGCAACAGGCTGAGAAGAGAACTCAGAGAACTTAGCCTTGAGAGCCTCAGAATCCATGGGAGTGACAATAGCAGTTAGGTCAGGAGACTTCTCAACAAGTTCATCGAAGTACTTCTTACCATTCTTACCGTCAAAAGCTACGGACTTGTCACCAAAATCGAGAACGATGGTATCGAATCCACCCTTGGTTGTAGCCTTACTCTTGCTGTACTCAACAATTCGACCGTCTGTAAAATCACAGAAGTCAACGCCCTTCTCAAGCTTGGACTCAATGAGTTCCATGTTGGTCTTAGACGAAGCACGAACAATCTTCAGGTCGGCTTCGGTGATATTATTCACATCAACCTGATCGGCCTCATAAGCGACCATAAGGTAATGCGTCTTTACTACTAACTTCTTGAAAGCATCACGGTAAGCCTCATTCTCAGTCTTGGAGAAGTTGCGCCAAGTCTTCCAAGCGAGGTCACAGAAGGGACACTCACCCAGATCCTGCTTCTTAGGACAGGCAACGGACTCAAAATGACCGTCAGGGAAGGTTACTGCATGATGATGATAGATTGTAAGAGGAAGCTCTAGACCTTCGTTCTTAAGGGGAAGGAAACGGAGCTGATACCGCTTGCCTGTCTCTGCCTTAAACCAGTTAGTCCCAGTAGTTGCTTTCTTGGCCTTGCTAGCCTCAAGCTTTTCCTTGAATCGTGCGAAATTCGTAGCCATTGTTGGCTCCTATGAAAGGGGAGGAGTCGTCCTCCCATGAGTGCGACCTCTGTGAGTCGCTATACTATTAATTCGTCCTACATTAAGAGTATCGGACAGGCCACAGAAAAAATGAGGCCGAAAATATATTTTATTTTGCCCTAAAGTTTTTTTGAGGACATACGATACTAACCTTGTTAGGTTGGAAAAATAAATATAAAGAAAGAGAGGAGAAGAAAGAATGAATACTATTACTTTACTTCTCTTTAAATAACTATAGATACTCTTTCTAACTCTTTTAGCCCTTTAGGGCGAATATTACTACTGAAAACCAGTTCAGAAATATCCAAATCATAATGTCTTCCTTACTTTTCAGAAATTCCTTCGCTTCCCGATATAAGTTGGGAAATAGACGAAAGCACTTATCTGAAAGAACCTTAAAATCGGTAAAGGATGTACCACCTGTACTTCTTTTGGACATAGACTACTTCTGTTTGCTCCTTGAATCCAGACAAAAGTACTCTAAAACTCCTATAGACATTAAGAAATATGTAACATTATGGATAAATGCTACGAGTAAAAGCTGTCTCCCTACCGGAATACTGGCAGTAGTCTCATCTGCTGAAATTCCCTATGCCGCAAATGTCATTTCTGTACTAAACTCATACACTGTGTCGGTAATAGAACATACTTTGACCTCCTTTGTGTATTCTCTGAAAATTTCTGGAACAATTACTCAACCCATATGCATTGTAACTAATAACCTGTCTACTTGGGCAATGAGTAATACCTCTGCAGAACTCTCTTTCGTAGCCATAGACTCTAATAATCGTTCTCTTTTCTATAACAATGCTACCGGGCTAGACTTTTTCTGCAGATTTATTATGACTAACAAGATAATTAATAAACTCGGGTTACAACACATCAAATATCTGAATTTGCAATACCTATATCTATTATTAATGTACTTGAACTTCACCAACCAGTCTTCCGATCCTTTCTTTTTCGACTCCAAGTTCATTTTATCTCTGCCCAAGCACAAGAATAAGAACACTTCCTTCTCCAGGTCTAATGGGATTGGCCTATCCCTTATATCCCAGGCTCATAAACTGCTTAGTTACGCCTTTCTGACCAAGCCAGAGTTTGCTGACCTCTTTCTACTCGGTACTGGTAATGACTTCACTCTACACTTGTCACGACTCCCCAAGTTATTGCCCTTCGATAAGGTCATTTTGGGTAAACTACACCATTTCTATACTTCTGGTTTCGGTATCCATGTTGCTTCTCTCGGTAAAATCACCACAACTCTTACTCAATCTACGCCAGAACTCAGTTTATCACGCTTTTTAACCCAGTCTCCACACAAAACCTCCACCCTCGCAGAGATAAAAACCCTCTCCACCCAGGTTAAACAGTATTTAAAACTCTATCCGGCTGTAGATTTAACCTCAATTTTTGCGATTCTCCCAGAAAGTTCAGTAAAACAGTTCAGTATTTCTAGTACTCCTTTGCCGAAAACAGCCGACACTATACATAACGAGTCCGATGCGTACATTTCGACTCTATTGGCTGGAATATTCAATGGTTAATCCTAAGTTTACTGGAGAGAAGAGTATCATCCTCGTAGATGGTAACAACCTTCTTATCCGAATCCTCTTTGCCAAGAATAAGGGCAACAACTTACTTACTCCTAGAGAGCTAATTGAGTCATGCGCCCAGATATTCATGCATCAACTAACTATCTGCGCTAAGAAATATGCGTGTGATAGGCTTTATGTCACCTTCGATAATGGTGGATCTCTAAGAAAGAAGTCCTTATTTGAAGAATATAAAGGAAATAGACAATTCCAGGCTAGTACTGGAGCCATGGCCGCATTCAACGAGCCTAATACGACTCTATTCGCTGAGTTAAAATCTTCGGTGTTACGCCTTTGTGACATCTTCCGCATCCCAGTGTTTAGTGAGTATGGTATCGAAGCTGACGATTTCATAGGTATTGCCACTGAGGAGCTGAAGAAGCTAGGCAAGAAGATAGTTATTCTCAGTAATGACTCTGATTTCCTTCAGCTTCTTACTGATTCTAATGTGATTTGCTCTATTCCTTACAAGAAGATGGATGTTACCAAGGATACTTTCCCTGCATTCTTCTCTGAACTGTCTAAGACCCGTGGAGTAACCATCTCTGCCAGTGAGTATATCTTCTATAAAGCCTTAGTTGGGGATACTTCTGACAATATTGACGGTATTGATCGCCTGGGATATAAGACTTTATTCAAGTTAATGAATGAACAGCTGAAGAATGAGTCAGAAGAGTCTCTTGCTCTGTATATGTCGGACACCTTAGCATATGCCGAAATGCTTGCTTTGCGTTGTAACACCGAGTTAGAGAAGAAGATAGCGGCTAATATCGACCTAATTCGTAGAAATTACAAGTTAATCGAACTGTCTTCCCGGTACATCACTGGCACTACCGTTCACTTGACCCTGAAAAAACTGTTGGAGACTTACGAGGCTCCTTCGAAAAAGGAAGTATTCAATCAGGTGAAGGAATTACTAGGTTCCTCTAATCTAGAGTTTACCGTTAATACGCTTTTTAGCCTGAAATCGACTTACCTTCCAGTCTAAACTGACGATACTTATAATGCATAGGAGCATTTTATGTTGCCACAAGAGCAACGTGTCCTCATCGACACTATTGCAGGTCTAACCGGAGTGAAGCGATTCCACGGTCATAGCACCATTCGTACCCAGTCCGTTGCTGACCATTCGGCACGGGTGGGTCAAATTGCCTTTCTAATAGCCTTAGAGTTCTATGAGGGTGATGTTACCAAAGCGAACTCCGTAGCTGTCCTTGGCCTATTCCACGACCTCACAGAGGGTATATTGAAGAATGATGCCAACTCTGCTATCAAAGCCAAGTACGGTATCCGGGAACTTCTAAAGAAGCTAGAGACTGATATCGTAGAAGATCTCTTTCAGGATCAGATAATGCGAGATCTTATTCTAGAGCGTTGTACAGAAGAGCAGTATAACTTGATGAAACTGGCTGATACTCTTGACTTCGGTCTTTTTGTATGGGATGAGTTGGCTTCTGGTAACACTCATGTTCTTCCTTTACTTGATGCTTTCTACATAGAAGTGCAGAAGTACCCTCAGGAGATGTTAGACCTAGAGTTTACTAAGACCTGTATTTTTAAGATTCTCCAGCGTCCTTTAAAGGAAGTTTCGTTTCTATCGAAGGTCTTATGTCGGAAATAATTCTTCATTGCCCTATGTGCCCCCCTGGAAAATCCTCTAAACTCTACATCAACGTGGAGATGGGACTTTTTAATTGTTTCCGCTGTGGCTTTAAGGGCAGTATTAAGAAGCTTTATAAATTTCCTGATCTTCTAGCTAAACTGGAGGATCATCTATCACTTGCTGAGAGTAGTAGATTGAAGAGTTTTAAACCTCTCGACTTGTCTTCTCACGACATTTTAAGTGATTTGAACCCGGTGCGAGAGGTCATCTATACAGATCCTCAGTATGCCTATCTTGAGAGTCGAGGTTGGACTGAAGATATGATTCACTCTTATCGTCCTCTAGTGTCTCATTCTCCTAAATATAGGGATAGGGTAATTCTTCCTATCTTTGATTCTGCAGACAAGATGATTTATTTCACTGCTCGTAGCATTGATCCCGAGACTACTTCAAGATATAAGAACGCCGATGTATCTAGATCAAACATCTTATTTGAGTCGAAGGTTCCTGAAGGCATGCTGTTTAGTGACCTTGGTATTATTGCAGAGGGTATTTTCGATGCCGCAAAGCTTCCTAATGCTGTCGCTCTCCTTGGGAAGACTCTTGGACAAGACAATGAGAGCCATCTGATTAACCTATTTAAGAAGCGGTCGTCTATATATGTATGTCTTGATGCTGGGACTGGGCACAACATGGATACTCTGTGCGCTTCGTTACATTCATGGTTCCCGAATAAGGCTATATATCGTATTAATGAGTCGGCATATCAGGATAATGACCTGGGCACTTTGTCAGAGACTCTATCCTCAGTTCAATTGGTCAGTTGGATTAAGAACAATAGCATCCGGTACGTTGCTCCTACTCTTTCTTCGAAACTTAAAAATAGGTTTGCTTGCTTGACGGCTTAATTAATTTTATGGCCGCAAACAAATTTATGTTAGTTGAGAACTTTACCTGGTTGCTAGACAGGCTTGATGCCTTTGTAGACCCTCAGTTTAGCTACAGTTCAGTTGGTATGCCCGGATTAAAGGGCGGTAAGCGTAGAATTTACAGAAAGCAACAGCATTTCAAGACTAACTACACTGTTACTTCTTTGGGTAAGGTTACAGTTAACTTTGGTAATGTAAAGGTTGAATGTGATAAATTTAACGTTAATCATGGTAGTTTCAAGGATGATAAGTTAAAGGAACGCTACCCGGTTCCACCTGCTATAACGAGATCACAGGTCCCTGAAGAGGGAGTTGGAGGTTCTGCTGCTCCTGCCTCCGGTGCAGGTCATGTTGTGTTGGTTACCAGTAGAGATAGTATGTCTGATCAGTCTGCCCAGCGATATTATGTATCCTGTAGTTGCATGGACTTCGACACAACCTTTCTGCAGAAGCTAGTTGATTACGGTTATACTGCCGATCCGGGATCAATTCCCCCTGCGTCTGGTGTAAAGCGATTAGATCCTACTATATGCAAACATATTTATGCCGTTATTGTGGATAATTACCAAACTTACATTGCCCTGGAGAAGGGTACTGCAATTCAAGCCGCAGATATCATGCCTTGGCAGAATACTCCTCCTCCAGGCCCGCCCCCCGGTCCTCCAGTTACTACTAATGTCAAGAAGGCTGACTACGAAAAGATGATTTCCGCCACCCTTCGGAAGCTTAGTAACGCATCAAGTGACAGTATTTCAGCATATAAGTCACCCGCCGACTCTGCAAAGCACTACCGCAAATATAAGTTTATGGTTAAGTGGTATCCAAAGGGCTGGGCCATCGTCTTTACCAATCCGGCTCTTAATCCCTTCCCTCAAGGCTCTCAGTTCAAGGAAATGGTTCCTGTTTACGCTAGAACCGCCTCGGGATTGAAGCCTGCTCCCTATTCTCCCATTGCTGTGTACGCTCATTTTACCAAAGATGAGCTTAAAGCACTGATAAAAGCCAATTCAAAAGAAATACAGCCTCCTCAAGTTACTCGTTTAAAGAGCATTTTAGGCATTAAACCGACCACTCCGGACTCTTCTTGGCTAACCGAAAGCTTAGAAGTTGAGGCTTCCGTTATGAACACTCTCCGTGAGGTCCTATAATGGCTACCGTTCACTCTACTAAATACATAGGTATCAAGTATGACGCTGGGATTGACAGTACTACCCAAATGTCTAGAACTTATAATAATACAATAGAAGATGCTACTAAGTTATCTGTCTCTTATAATGGCCAGCGAATAATCCAACGTATCTCAGAGACTGTCAGTACCACCAATCAGTTTGCTAAGTTTTATTATGAGCTTACTATTGGTCCTTCTTCCTTTACCGTAACAGTACACTCTAATCCCCACTACAGGCGTGGCGAACTAGACGTTACCCAAGCAGAGGCATCTTGCAATATACATCCAGATGACCTCTTTTACGTTGAATACACTTATACTTATACTGTATAGCCGGGACGCATCGTGACTATTTCTCAAGAACAACTCCTAAACGATATTAAGACTCAGATATATCAGTACGTATATCGTAGCACTGAAATGCCTTTCGATTCATTACTTCGTTTCGTACAGGAGATCTCCGGTGCTGGTAATCTGAACTGGCAACTATCAGAGAATAAACTGCACTTGACTAATGCCTTGGCAGCTCTAACCGAATCCATCAATAATTATACCCTGGAGAATGGCGATTTTCGTTCATATCTACATCTACACATGGTAAACATACTTACTGAAGAGTATCTACAGCCTCTGTTTAGTATGTACCTGCAACGTGGCTATAATGTGTCGCCTGAAAGTGTTATTGGGGCAATAACCGATGCGTATACTACGGCTCCTCCTCAAAATAGTAACTTCCCAGGGCTAAACAATACCTCTGGAGACTTTGTACCCGAAGTACCCGCAGCCCGATTAGTACCGAAGTCTCTATACACTACTTCCCTTGACTAAAAAACTAAAGCTTTCAGATTTCTTATCCCAGGAAGACTCTCCAATAGTCTCGGAAGAGTCTATACAAGAATCTGGATTAACCTGCCCACTAGATGAGTTTATCTCTGCCCTCTCTTCTCATGGGGGCTCTTTTTTGGTCGATAGCAAGGTATACCTAGAAGCTATCTCATCTGATTATAGTGCTTACTTTTTTGAAGGTGCTATGTCTCCTTCCCTTATTATGTATGAATCCCTGATTGATATAAAAAAGAGGGATGGCAAGTTTGTAGTATTTTGTGACCATACTCCCGCAATAACTATTACATTAGTAAAAGGAGATTCTTAGTGTCAAACAGTGCTGCCAAAAAGGCTCGAAGACGTTCTAATATTTTTGAAAATGATGTGGATGACTTAATATACTGTTCTGATGCAATAAAATTAAAGAATGTGGAAGTTGAAAAAGTAAAACCTGCCGGAAGAGAGAAGAAGTCAAGTCACTCCTCCGCTCCTCCGTTGACAGAGGCCATCTCTTCGGTTCCTGTCAAATGCAATTGTAACAAATGTACCGGGCCCATCAGCGGAGTTCTTGTTGGGGTGCTGTATTCCCCGTTCTCTGGACTGAATACGCCATTAATCACTTATTCTTGCTCCTCTTGTGGTCATAAAGGTAGACGGTCTGTTCTATCTCACGGGCTTCCTACTTCAGAGTTTGAACGTCTTTACTTCTAGGATATCTCATGCCGCCGTTTGGAAGCATAGTAAAAATACCTGCAACTGACCGACTTGGTGTAGTATCGGGCCTATTGAACCTTAACAATTGCTCTACTATGATCATATACCCTATATCTACTTGTGTTTATTTGTCTTCTAACCAAGACTTTATTTGTACATCCACTATCCTTTTTGATTTAATAATGGTAGAAACTTGGAACCCTATCTTAATAATGTCTAAGCAAGACTTACAAATTGTCGATACTATATCTAAAGAATCCCTACAACTATACGAAAAGTTCTTATACTCTGTTCTCTTATCTGTTCCTTTTGATGAGAGGAAGCTTTTCACAGGTCCTCCAATAACTGCAACTTCCGATGTCCGACATCTTTTCCAGAAACAAGAACGAAAACCCTTCGAGTTCCTATTACGGCCATTTAAGCATTTATTAGTAACTTTACTATCTCCAACAACTCTGTGAGTATCTATGATTTCATTGATTAAAAAGGCATATGTTTGTAACTCGTGTTCCGATGAAGGCAAAATTCTTCTTGCAATAAAGCGGAATCACGAACTTGTATCGGAACTTCCCAGTGAAAGAATAGAGGACTTTGATACTTTGACAGAAAAAACCCTTTATACTTATGAGGTAATTAGAGATTCGAACGATATTCCTCTCTACAAGGAAGCTAGACGGGCTTGCTGCAATAAATGCCAGTCAAAAGATATAATATGGAGGCCAGGCGATAATGAAGATAATGTAATGAACTTCTACGGTCCGGGCGAAGCTGGAAAATGGTTCCGAGGATTCCAGGATCTTTCACACTAAGTAGGTTGTAATTAAATATAGCTGATTTATAGTCTACAAAATAAGGATTTATTACATGAGTTCTTCCTCCTTCCTGTTTAACCGTCTCTTTGAAGCTCAGAAGAAAAAGATTCCCGTTCGTCGTGGGAGAGAACTATTTCCGAAAGAAGCTAGAGATACTAAACTCCCTAGCGAAAAGGCTAAAGAGGCTCTAGATAGCCCTGAAGTAGTCGCTAAGAGACTGGCTTCCAAGGTTTATGACTCAAAGAGAATGGGAAATATAACTATTCCTGAGTGGATACCGGCTAAGGTTACTGTCGGGCAACCAACTACCGCAGGCTCAGTACAGCGATATGTCGATCCGCACCTTACTGCTTTCTTGGAAAAGGAAGTTCCAGAGCATCTCCAGGCTTCTATTGGAGAAATTAGACGTATTTTCATAGGCTATCTCAACTCAAGAATGATCAATGATCGTCCAGTTGCCTCTACTAAGAAGCAAGATAGGTCTGGTAAAGCTTTAGAAAATCCTCTACACGCCTTAAACGCTGTCGTAAGAACTCCAGATGAACGAGATAGCATCGTATTAAAGGCCATCAGCGGGACCAGATTTAAGGTTCCCTCCACTAATGAGCATCTAGTTGAAATGTTACAGGTGGTGGCAGATAAGGTTCTACATACCCTTGTTACCGATGGCGTAACTCCTGCCATGTCTCAGCAAGTACCTGAATTGGTAGAATTTTACGGTCTTTGTGCAACCATTCTGGATGGCAAGGTAGAAAGGATTAAGTTCTCTTCGCTTACCAATGTCACAAAGGCTAGCACCGATGAGGAAAAGTCCAAGAAAGAAAAGGAACTTCGTGCAGAGCAGAAAGCAATAGTAGCTTATTCTACTCTAGTATTCCCCTTCCTCCCTGCTGAGTCTGTAAATGAGATCTTCTCCGCAACTGGTAACTTCTTCCCCGCTATAGGCAAGAAGTACACTGGCGTTTCCTTAACGGCTCCCTTAGAGCTTTCTCCTAATACTGATTTCTCTTCTTTCTCTTTTGTTCGTAATCCCTTACTTAAAAAGGCTCTTAAAAAGACCAAGAAGGTGCTATTAGCGGATGCCGAGTTTACCGAGACGGCTTCCACTGTAGGCTCTGTACTAGTTGAAGCAGTAAGACAGGACTCAATTCTTCCTCCCATTGCAAGAAAAAGAGTAGCAAAGTTTATCATGTACACTTCTCTTGCAGCCCTGGCTCCAAAAATTCTAAATCTTGCTGAGATTGACAATAACAAGTTCATGCCCTCAGATGCCATCGGTAAGAATACGTCATTAGACCTCCTTACTGATGTATCTCGCTCCCTGATTGGAGACGCTGTTACGCAAGCCGAGCAAAGTTCGGATCTTCTACGAAATCTTAGAGGAGAAAATGCTCGTCAGGCTTTCGCCAAAGCATATACTAAGGGTAAGGAAGAAGCTGATTTGGGAAAGAGGGCCAGTAGTCATAGTGGAACTGCTCCCACTACCGAAGAAATCTTGAATATGGCGTTTGAAACAAAGGAAGTTCAAGAAGTTCAGACTGCCTTTATTACATGGCTTCAAAGTGATGCGTATGATGCTACCGCTTCTGCTGCTTTAGTTAAGACAGTATCAGATCTTGTGTATACTAATTATATTTCCTACGCTACAGTTAAGTTAAAGCAGGAGCAGGAACCAGAAAAATTGACAGATGCTGAGAAGAAGGTATTACTTCGTGGACCTTACTATGAGTATTCTTATGAAGCATTGACTGCGCTATTGAATACGTTAAAGTCTCTTACGAAAAAGGATTTTGACGATATAAAATACATTAAGAAGCAAATAGAAAACTTTAATCACTCATTTAAGTCTAAATCAGGTATCCGTGATGAGGATAGAGATCTCACTACTACTAGCCAGAATTTAGAAGACGTATTAAATGAGTATGCTCTCGTATTTAAAAAGTTTAATAACCATGTTCAGGGTTTATTCAAGACTGATAAAGGTAGACATGAAGCGATTCAGGCAGTTCTTGCCCTGTCTTCTTTAGACTCTCAATTACTTGAGGCTAACAGAGAGCTCTCTAGACGTAGAAAAGATAAGTTGAGTGCTGGCCGCTCTGCTCGTAAGAAGGCTACTCTATCTAGAGAACTTACTCCTTTTATTACTTCTCTTGTTGGAACTATCGATATGGAAGCTTTATTCTCAGCGGATGAGGTAGCTGACCAACTAGAGGCTAAACTTAACAAGTATGTGTATTATGTAAATATCCCTAAAATAACTACTCCTATCAGTATTGGATCTGTCCTTATTTCCTCTACTAGTACTGAGAATGATGTTAAACAAGCTATTTTAGCTCTGGTATCTTCTAAAAAGAAGAGAGAGAACATTGTAAAAACTCTTCAGACACTGAAGCTACCCGCTACTCATGAACTGTCCAGTCAATCTGCTAAAGAAGCCCTTATTGATCAGATTGAGAATCCTGTAATCGAACTCGGGACTTCTTTTTCAAAGTTCAGTATTCCTACTTCTACTACTTCTGAGCAATTAATAGACAAGGTAGTAAAGTATGTAAAGACTCAGTCAGTAGAAGATGCTAATAGACTTATATCTTCCCTCTCATTACTTCCCCTGAAGACTGCACCCGCTCCCACCGTATCTCCAAAAGCTGCCCCAGTAGAGGGAGAGCCATCAACCGATGAAGTCTCTACTGAAGAACCTAAGGATCTTAAGGTCGGAGAAGAACCTGCTTCCCCGGAGGCAGACAGTCGTAGAGCTTCTCTCGAAAGACTTGCTCATATTCTCAATCTTTACTCTCCTTTAGAGCAATCTATTCTAAAGGAGCATGATAAGATTGCTCATGCTACAGCAAAAAGAAATAGAGCCAAGGCAAAGATTAAGCGTTTAGCTACTGCAAACCATACTATATCCTCTTTCCTTCTACGTATTTTGAAAGAATTAGAGTCCGCCCCTGCTGAAGTTCAGTATGCGTTTAAGGGCATCCAAACAGCTACTCCTAACATCTTATTTGACTACACTACAAAGCTATTAGAAAAGCTTCTTAATGATAAGTCTCTTGGCCTCGCCGCTCTGTTGGATGTTCCTCAGCATACTCAGGATTTCGCAATTTCGGCAGCTGCTTTAGATATTGCTAACCAAGCAGCCAGGGGCCAGGCATATGGAAATACAGAAATAAGTCCTATCAATTCCTTTAATTCTGAAGTATCTCCAGCGGTAGGTCTTTTAATAAATCTGGCCGCTTCTCTAAAGACTTATAACGGGGTCACTATTAACAGTGACAAGGTACCAGTATATGATTTTACTTTCGATGCAAACATCGCAAGAACTGGAATTCTTCATATTCTAGATAATTTAGATACTGAGTATTCTGTAAGTGCCAGAGTAGCAACCTCAGTAGCAACCAAACTATGCGTTCAGAGATTCTTCTTTACTAAGGTATTAGTTATCTTAGAATCTGTGGTTCCCTCTCTAACAGTAGAGTCCTTTATTCCCTCAGAATTCTTCTCAGCTTTCCCAACTCTCGTATCCGATATTAAAAGTTTCATTGCCGAGTTAAAAGAAGGTCCTACCGAGATTAAGGACATTATTACTGGCCTTGATGCTCAAATTATAACTCTTCTCGGTGGCTCTTCTTTGCCGTTACTGACAAAGG